GTTACAGCGAAATCTGGAGCTTCATCTCCAACCGGAAGGCTGGCCTTTTCAAGTGCCTTTTCAATTTTTATCCACAGCCTGCTTTCACAGGTTGCCCTCCCTTCTAGGTGAGACAGCACTGTGCTCAATGACTTCCCTTCACTTGGAAGCATAATACCAAATAAGTCTCTTAAGTGCACAAGCTCAGTGTTAGTAAGCTTTAACACATTCAATTTCATACGTTTTGTTTTTTTCTCAGGCATGAATCATTGTAACGAAATATTAAAAATATGTTCAATTAAGATATCATCAATCGTTTTTTTGCAGCCTCAGTTTGAGGTTCTCCAACCTTAATGGGGGGAGTTTCATCAGTTTCACTCTCGGGTGATTCTAAGGGCTCCGTAGATTTCTTGGTAGGTTCCATGGTAATATCATCTGATGGGTCATCTGCAATGGCTGCAGGCTCTCCTGCAACCATAATATCTTTTAACCCCTCTAAAAATCCTATCAGCGCAGTTCTTGCGGGGGGTTTTAGATTATTAAAGTAAGCAACGAACTCTTTCTTGATATTGACGTTCTTCACTGATTTTCCGCTTCTTATATCATTAAGCAGTGACATCGCCATGTCAGAAGATATCTTTACAGACTTTTTAGCCTGTGGTTCTATTGGCTCTTGTTCTTTCGGTTCAGTTTGCTGGGGGGATGGCTCTTTTTTCCCTGGTTGTTCTGGGTCATCTTCCTCTAAAAGCTTTTGGTTCGGATAATGATAGCCGGCAACACCGTACTCTGATAACAACTGACTTATCGAAGAATCTACTATTTTTTTAAGCTCTTGTTCTTGGATCAAGTGTGTAAAATCACCCATTATACGTTACCCTGTTTCTCCAGTCTTCCCTATACTTCTTGTCTAGCTTACGTGCAAAGGTTTCATCTTCATCAGGATCGTCAGAAACCTTTGGCTTCTTCTCATCCAAACCTTTTAAAAATTTATCAAAATTTAATTTATCTTCGATGTGCGTTTCTTCATTACTATGCCACATTTATTCCTCCGTGATAAACTCAAAATCGTTTAAGCTTTTAAGCTTTTCGCCCTTTCTAATTGTGCTCCTACTATACATATGGTGTCCGGATGGAAAACCCCGTTGGCTCTTTCCTGGAGGCGATCTATAATGACGTTTTATTCTTGTTCCGGCGTAGGGTGCGGCCTCTCTGGCAATCCTCAAAGGAAAATCATTTGTTATAATGTACCTAACACCAGGCACCAATAAAACATTGTTATCGTTACCCTGTATCCATATTAATCGCTTCGGTGTAATTATTCTTCCTGCTAATCCACCGCGGCCTAATGTAGACCGTATATATTCGCGTAGTATATCCACGTATTAAACCTCTAAATAGGCATGAACGACTACTCTATCATTGGTTATTTCGCCTATATCTACAACAATCGATTGCTCATTAATCGACATAATTTCGTGTATAACTTTGTTTCCACCCCGTTGCAATAACACACTAACGTTATTATCACATTGTACTATTTCCTGAATACTGTTTATGCTGGTGCTAAACTCTATTGACCGTAGTTGTCGAACTCGGCTGCCACGGAGATTTCTGAGAATGAACTGCATTGAAAGTAATTCGACACCAGAAATCTCGTTTCCGTCGATGCTCAACTGAAAGCCTGTTTTGGATTCGAATATGTCGCTTGATAAATCTATTCTATCCTTCAGGGATTCGCTTAAATATACTCTATCTTCTGACATACGAAACCTGATTATAGATTTGGTCACTCACTTTTGCATAATTTAAATCACGTTTTGTTACGTCATTAATATCATGGGTATATACCGTGATTGCAACATTCAGATCACGTATGACCTGCAATCCGTGGTGGCCAGAGGCTTGCTGATATCGTAATAACTCGCCTAAAAATCCGACAAGGGATTCAGCGTTTTGAAACTCGTACTGTCTTTGTAGTTCGTTTCTGCCACCTATATTAACCTGCTTCCACTTAAACGATTTTACTGTTACAGGAAGATCATCATTCGATTTATTAATCGGAAGATCCATCACTTTTTCTAGCGAATTTTTATATAGCATTTGCTCACTATGAACATTTTTATTCAGTGTAGTCATATGTTCAAGCAACGATTCCATATTACGCTATCTCAATTTTTTCGCCAGTACGAATGGCGGCAACCACGTCAAGGGGAGCTTTTGCCAGCTTATCCGCCTGTTGCATAAAGGGCTCAAGCTTCTTTTGAAAAGAAGGTAATTCTGCCACCATCGATGGACTCACGTCTTCAAGTGCAGATCTCAGTTCGCTTCTTGGTAAATCCATAACGACATTTACTAACCCATTAATATAGTTCATTCCAGTTTTTTGATTATGTCTACTTTCGACGCTCTTAATGCGGCTATGAATATCGACTATTTTATCTTGAGCAATATCTAATCTTGCCTCTGCATCGGGTACGCCTAGCGCAATCTCCTCGAAATTTGCTGCGTTGGGATCGCTGGTTTCATATTCTTTTCTCGCGCTGTCAAGACTAATTTCTGCATCAGCCTTCGCACCCTGAGCTTTCTTGAGTTCAGCTTCTAGTTTATCCAACTCAGTCTGTGTGTCCCTGCTCGCTTTATGGACGGCCACAACTTCCTTCTCGTAATCTTCAAGATCATCCGGATCAGCATGCACAAGAGACACGACTGCGCTTGATGCTAAATCTTCTGCTATATCTTCAAAAAGATCAGAGAAGGCCGTTACCATCTCCGCTGTGGCTGGTTCCATTTTATCGACCACACTACGATCAACAGCCAAACCATACGCTAAAATGAGCGATAGGTTTTTTTCGTCTATTAAACCCTTAACAACGTCTTCATACGTAGATTGTAATAACTCATTGTATTTATCAAGAAACCCATTCGCAGTCTCTTTATACTTTCTCAACTTTGCGAGTACTTTATCAACCTTAACCCTGGTATCAAGCGCTCTAATGTGATCCTTTGCTACGCCCAACTGTTGTGATAGCTCTTTAACATCGATACCTGGAGTTTCTTCAAGCGCATTAAGAATCTTTTCTGCTGATGCTTCGACCTCTGATACGAGCGCATCAAACTTATTATTCTCCACAGCCCTATTTAATACCATCTTTGCCAGACCCTGAGCCTGCAATTTATGAACTCCGCCGTATGATAGCCCTAATAGCTCTCCCACATCAGCAATCTTTTTATGACCCCTAAGGTGAGCTTTCGTTTGTTGCTCAAGTAAAATTTGATTAATTTTTTTTCTTAACGCTTCGCGTGCCATTCTGTTTGAATCTGTGGTAGACAATTTTTCCTCCTCAACCATACTTTTAAATCGTGCATAAAAATCTATGGTGTCTACATTCGGTATTTGGCCTAACAGTGTTACCATAGCATCTTTAAGCTCATCCCAGCTCGTTGGACTATAATCTTCCTGTTCGACGGGTGGGGAAGGTCGTGCAACCTGTACGTCGGTGAGCGGATCTGGATTAATGGGTTGTTGTTCAACAGGTTCGCTTACAGAGATAACTGACGATTGTGACATACGATTTTTTCCTTCTGTATCTATAGTATATATTAATTTCTAGCGTCAACTGCATATACTATTGCAATCGTAAGCCCTATTCCCGCTAAGATACCCCCAGCGAACCACAGCGTAGAATAATCGTTCGTACCAGAAGCAATATCGCTCAATCGCTTAATTTCATCATCTTTTATCTGGATTATCGATGTGTATTTTTGATTTAGGGACTCCATTGAAACCCTTGACGATTCTAAAAGAAGGTTCATTCTTGCAGTTTCTAGATCAACGTTGTACTTTATTCTAAGATCACATTCCTCCGTAGAAAAATTCTTATCGGTAAAAATCCTTGCGGCAGCGAGTGGATTTAATAAAACACCGGAGAAAGGAGCTGGTTGACCTTCTCTTATTCCCATAATTCTTGGACTTGGTGAAGATAAAGTTCCTGATGACGGTTGAGAATCATCTGGAGTTGGAGGGTCTGCATATAGACTAGCGGGAAATACTAAAGTAAAAATTAAAATATAGCTTATAAAAAACTTCATTATTCATTCACGTATTCGAATCCGTATTTCTCAGCTAGTTTCATAGCCAACCCATCTGGATCATCGCTGTATTCTTCAACGATTCGTTTGATGTCCCTCTTTTTCTTATTATCCAACTCTAGGGTATCATTTGTGTATTTTTTTTGTAACTGATCTATAACGTTCTTGTATGTCTGTAAAATTTCATCGCGCTTTTTAATTTCTTGATCGTGGGCATCATTAATTGCATCTAACTGTTTTCTATAGCTGTCATTTTGAATTTCGAGCACCTTTGTTACAGAGTCTTTCCGTCTAAATACGACAGCAAGGACTAACGTATACAAAACCAAAAAAGGAACCTGCCAATACTTTCTTAAGAAGGTCCAAGATTTTTTAAGAAACTTTTTAATAGCCAACCATGTTAACATATAATATCACTTTATACAGTTATTGTGTAGGACCGTGTCTCCACCGAGTAGCAATATCTGCCAGACCTTCGAGTCCTATGTACGCCAATGAAATTGCAACCCAGTCTGAGGATTCTAATGGAACGGTATCCAGTAGCATAAAACCAGTCGCGGTGATCCATACCATCAATTTTCTTGATAATATCTTGCTTAAACTTTTATCCAATAATTGTCGCATATACAATCCTTTGTTAAACGATGAGGAGAGTCCAGACTACCTATTGGTTATTCTTGTTGCCAAGAATACTTAACAGAACCCAGGCAGCCACGAGGCCTACGAGACCTTCACTACCTAGGGATTTAGTAACACTTACAACGCTGCCGACAACATCGACAGGAAAGAAAGGTGTTGCAGGTCCAAAAAGCACCTGCAAGACTACGGCCAACGCAAGAATTGCGACCGCCGTTTCGGTTAAACTTTTTATCCACTCAGTGGCTTGCTTAATATAGTCCATAATTTTCCTCCTTATTGCTAAAAGGGACTCTCCTCATCGATCAAATTAAAAATAGAATCAGCGTCAGTTTTGCTGAATTTCTGTATTTCTCTGTTCCTCTTTGCCTCTACAAGGGTTCCCAACATCTTATCCAAATAGGGATCTTTCTGTATAACCCGTCTGGCAAATTCCTCTATCATCTCCGTCATAGATAGTCCATATTCAAAAGATTTAATCTTAAATCCTGCGTGAGTCTCCTTTAAAAGAGCAACATGAATACTTTTTTTCATACAATCTACCATAACATCTACGCTGGTAATTTACCGGCACCGACAGCTAAGGGAGATAGGGGCTCTGGAGTATAGTTGCCAGTGGGGCTAACATTATACTGGGACTCTAATAAGTCTCTTAAGCTCTCTGACGAAGATTCATCATAGTTTTCTTTTATGTAATTTAATGCCCGTGTTATTATAACCGTTCTTACATCTAGAAGGTTCTCGTGATTGTCAACGAGACGAGCAACATTCGCAGCAAATTCATTCAAATTCAACGGAGCCTTATCGGGTTTAGTAGGTTCAGATACATCAACGTCTTCAGATCCTTCCGTGTTAGCATCTGGTTTATCTGTTTCATCGGTGGAAGCTTCTTCGGTGGAAGCTTCTTCAGCCTCTTGTTCGAATAAAAATTGTAATGATGAAATAAGCGAATATTTTTCTTGTACAACAGTAGATTCAGATTCAAAGTTAATTAAAATAGAATCAATTTGATCGTCAACGGATACCGTTGATAGTCTTTGACTCGTTTCCGTCAATACGTTTTGTATTAATGATCTTAGGTATTGCTTTGTTAAAATCATTTTAGCGCCTTTACCATATTCTCAGTTTTTACGAAACGTTTTTCTATAATACGCCAATTTAATTCCCGCATCATATTAGTAATGTACGCTTTTCTATTATTGAGATAGTCTTTGCCGTACACTCTAGGCGATACATTTATAACGATTATAGGATGACAGCCGACGGGAACACCTTCACTATCACCATCGAGAGTTACATTGATATAGCGTTGTAGAAAACTGCTAAAAATTGTGGCACCCCAGCCAGCGCGAGAGGCCATACAAGCAGCTATAAAATCCTTTTGCCAATCATCAAAAGTTCCGAAATCTCGAGTAAGTCTTAAATACGATAACGAATCCATGGATAGCTGAGAATTTGGGTCGGCTATATTAGAGAAATATAATTGACTAAGATATATTCCGTTCATGTTATTTATGAAATCTAAACTTAGGTCTCTGTACTCGCCACCCAGTGGCGTTGCGTTCATCCTATCTGCCACGTCTAGTTTGGCACTTGTCGTATTGAACATGTCTATTTGTGCCTCATAGCACTGTAACATAACTGTTTTTTGTTGAGCAGACAATAACTCTGTGGAAAGACTATACTGTTTCGGGCTTGCAACGAAGGATTCTTTAAGGTTTTTTTCTTGTGGCATGTTTTATCCGCTCCTCTCTACTACGTTTTTTTGCAGGTATTTCAAATTCAAAATCGTGTAGTAGTTGATCAAAGTCTATCTTTTCTGATCGACCTGCTGGATCAGCAAGCACAATTTCATCGCTTTCAATATCGACATCTGTCAAAACATAATCCAATTGATCCTCGACATCGTTAGTTGCCCTAACAAGCCGGAGACCTTCGGCATCTTCGAGATATTTTTCATCAGATTTTTTTAGATGAACCTTCTTCTTCTTTGTGACTTCACCTAACATCTTCTTATATTCACGAAGAATGATTTTTCTAAATTGTTTTTTGGTAAGAATCATAAGCATCAACCTGTTATAATTATGAACCTGATAGCGATTATGACACAAGTTGACTAACATCAACCGCTGCCGTCCTTAATACATCAAGACCTGTATGGTCTCTATAATCGTCTAAATAAATAACCCTATTTATCCCAGAGTTCACTATGCACTTTGCACAATGTTCGCATGGAAGTGTCGTAACATACATAATTTTTTCTTTCTGGATATTATAATCAAGTTTCAATAACGCATTTATTTCAGCGTGAATAAATCCACTTTCGCCGGGTTTTATGGACTGAACCTTGTTTTTTCCCCCTTTATAGTTACCGTTATATCCTAACGCAAGTACTTGTGTATTATCAAAAGTAACAATTACTGCGCCTACCTTTCTCCTGGGGTCTACAGACCTATTGGCTATAAGAAGTGCCATTGACATCCATATATCGTCCCACAAAGGTCTACCATTTTCATCTCTACGCAGTTGCATTTTATTCATAATCTACTTTATTCATCAACGGATGGTGTTTCCAGCACCTTGGTTCGTATTTATCAGAGCCACCTATAGATATAATATTTCCATCTTCAACTTTTTTATACGTATACTGAGCATCTGATCCGCAGACTGTACAGACGGCATTACATTTTTTAACAATGGTAGCGTATGGTAACATCGATGATATCTCTTCAAACGGCTCGCATCCGGAAGATAAATCTAGTGTACTAACGACAATATCTTTACCGTGTTTATACAAGAAAATTAATGATTCGGCTATTCCATCGACCATAAACGCTTCGTCAACAGCAACAACGTCTATACTGGATTTAGCGTCTATCAAATGTTCTATAATATCATTCCCATTAACAATTGTCTTACACGGAACTGCTGTTCCCGAATGCGTTACAATTTCTTTATGGGCATATCGTGCATCAATTTCTGGTTTAAATACCGCGGTGGTTTTTCCCTGGTAATGACATCTATCAAGATAATTTAAAAATCGTGTGGTTTTTCCGCTAAACATTGGACCACAATATACAATAAATCCAGCCATTATGCTCCCAATAAAATGTGGGTGGAACTCTCTGTTTGTCCAGCCGTTGTTTGTCTAATAAACTTTGCGCGAGTTTGGAGCTCTGTGATATTTCGAGTACCCGAATATGATAAACCAGATACTAAACCATTGCGTAAATCCCTTAAAATATTTTCTACTGGCCCTTTATAGTTTATAAACGTCGAAATTCCTTCATTCGATGAGTATTTTCCCCGCCATTCCACTTGAGCTTTTTTACTCGCCATTCCACGATATTCTTTTTTAACGCCGTGTTTTGTAGTTACTTTTTCACCGGGAGACTCGTCTGTTCCCGCAAGTAAAGATCCTAACATAACAAAATCTGCTCCGGCTGCGAGGGCTTTTACGATATCGCCGCTTGTACGGATTCCTCCATCGGCGATGACCCTTGCATCGCGATCTGATTTAGCACAGTCAAATATTGTCTGTAGGCCTGGTACACCATGACCCGTCTGAACCCTCGTAGAACATATCGATCCCCCTCCTATATTACATCGAACGCTATCGGCACCCCAATCAGATAATTCATTAAATCCTGTGAGCGTCGCAACGTTTCCTGCCATAATATGCACATCGAAACCTAACTCTCGTCTAATGGCAGAGATGGCATCTTTAACCAGCGCATGATGGCCATGGGCAACATCAACGCAGATAACCCTCGCGCCTGCTTTAAACACACTTACTGCACGCTCTAAATAATTGGTAGTTACTCCTATCGCAGCCCCTATAAGACCATTTCCAGACGCCCGGACGGCATCAGATACAAGAGTTACCTGTTGTTCGATGGTGTTATACCTATGAATAATTCCTAACCCACCCATTTTAGACATTTCCACAGCCATTGAAGTACCGGTAACAGTATCCATAGGGGCTGACACAATAGGTAAGCTTAATTCGTGATTATTATCCAACGCATTACCAACGTAAACCTCGTTTCGACTTTTTATGTCTGAATACTGGGGTACTAGTAATACATCACTATACGTTAACGCAATTTCGATATTTTTATATTCCATAATATCTCATTTATCTTCCAAAAATATTTTTGAGCGGTTGCTTATTTTAATTGTATCCAGTTTTTGTGACCTTGTCATTTTTTTAAACGATATTTCAGCAATCTGTGCGGCTGATCTATCAGTAAATTTGACAGTGTATATAACCTTTACTGGCCTACGAGATCTAGTATACTTAGCGCCTTTCGAAGATGTATTGTGTTCATTTATCCTTCTATTTATATCCGTTGTTATTCCCGTATATAAAGTATCATCACTGCACTGCAACACATAAAGACACCAGGACATATTAATTACCTCTTAAAAACATGGTATCCGTTAAATGACGTGGATCGTACCAGCGATTTACATAAATCCTTATATCCCAGCTTCGCAGCTCTGTGGGATGCAAGAATTAATGCCCAGTCTTTCCAGTACCCATCCGGAGAATAGGTGGTCACCAAAGCTTTTATTTTATTCACATCAGATGTGTTTCTTAAAGCCTCCTGAAATACATCTAAATGCTCGAACCTGGAAAACACGCACTTGGGCATTTTCGGCATTGGATCCCATACGCTCTTATTGTTCGATTTACCATTTAAAATTTTATTGCACATACTAAAATGTCTCTTATATACGTGCAAACTATTACTCATGTGTGTATATGAACCAAGACCAACATCAAGTTCCTGCGCAAGCTTTTCCTGAAACAATGTAAATGCTGGCACGTCATACGTTAAGCCGAATATGAGATCAGATGACCTCATGTTTACGATCATATGTAACTTATTTTCTCTGATAAAAAACTGAAGTGTCAAAGTACAAGGAACGTCTTTTTTATCTAAGTTATCACGTGGCGATTTCACGTGAACCACAGCTCTCCTAGAATCTGGATCCCTAGAAAGTTCATTCAACACAAATTGCCACTGGGAATTATCGCCTACTTTTAGTGTATCGTACATTGATGTTCTTGGATGAGGCTTAAAAATTCTTGCGCCGTATGCTGAATTTGCAGTTACACCGTCATCAGAAATATCAGACCAGAATGACGAATAGTTAGAAATCCAATCAGTCTTATTATCTCCAATAAAGTACCATACAGCTTCAGCTATTGTATACCCCAGCGAAGTATTTCTTTCTGGAACATATAATAGTCTATTTCTCGGGTTCGTTATACGAAATGATACGCCAAGAGATTCTTTGACCAGCATCCCACGTGGACTTGATACATATTCCGGTGATGTATATACACGATCTATTAAGTCATAAAAGCACTCTGTAAATGATTCGTATGTTTTCATTAAAGTCCCCACCAATCAAACGTCATTTTTAATCCTGTTTCAAAATTTACGATCGGCTTATACCCTAGTTCATCGCTTATTTTTTTAACGTCTGCCAATGTGTGCATTACATCTCCTTCTCGCGCTGGAGCACTACGAACATCAATATCGTTAAATCTTTGTTCAAAATACGATAAAATTTCATTGTTTGATACGCTGGTACCCGTTCCGACGTTATAACACGCACCTTCGAATGTTTTCTTATGGTTTGCAGCTAAAATATTTGCGTAAACTACGTTATCAACATGGACCATATCCCTTGTCTGTTCACCGGTGCCATCAGACCTCAAATATCGACCATCGGCAATGGCATTACACCAAGCAGAAATCGCTGTACTGTATGGTGAATTTCCGTATTGATTACCACCAAAAACGTTAAAATATCGTAAACAAACCGCATCGAAATCATAAAGCTTACAAAATAACTGTATAAATTGTTCACAACATGACTTTTGTAACGCGTATGGAGATTCTGGACTATGAATATTGAGTTCTGGTGTTGGTAAATTACTGGCATCACCGTAAACAGAGCTGCTAGAAGCAAAAATAAGCCTATCGATATTCCCTCTACAGGCTTCCAGTAACTTAACGGTCTTCATAACATTATCGTCAGTCGTTTGGGCAGGATTTTTAACTGAATATGCTACACGTGGATTCGCGGCATGATGAAACACGATATCGAATTTTCCCTGCCTAACAAGACTGAGGACACGTTCTGACGCAAAACAAACCCAGATCTTCTTTATATCACAATTTTCAACAAAACTTTTATGACCGTTTGATAAATCATCGACACACGTAACGTCCCATCCATCTTTTACAAGCTGTAACACCAAGTTCGATCCTATGAATCCAGCACCACCTGTAACAAGAGCCCTTCTTTTCATTATATACTCCTATAAATTTAAAAATGCTTCTCGACCTGTTTTAGCAACATCTTCCAAAAAACTAGCTGCAAATTCAACACTAAAATCGTATTTTGACATGAGCGCCATCTTTTGTTCCTGAATTATTTCACTACGTTGCTCAAACGTAAGTTTCGATAACTTAACGACGTTAGAAATAACGTCAACTTCTGAGGATACACACCACTTTTTTCCAAGAATGTCGTTCACCAAAAACTCTTCAGGAACCATACCGGGTGTGCCTACAACAATGTTTTCAAAATATCTCGCAGTTACAAACCCCTGGTGCGAGTATCTATCTTTTGTAATATGCGTTGTGCAAATAAATTTGCTTAACTTTACCATAGATTCATAGAAAGATACCCTGTCACAGAATGATACAAACTTGCTGTTTTTTATTAATTCCTCTGGAGGTGGCCGCTCTGGGGAACGTTGTAGCCAGTTTCCCCATACTTTCGATTGTATTCCACGATGACGTAATCCCTTTGCAACGTTGGAATAATACTTCGAAAACTGATATTCTCTCTCATAATTGTTTCCAACGTAACCATATTCTGGTAGAACATAATCTGGTTTTATAAGTTGTTTAAAGTCGGTCCAGAACATGAACGAACGACGGGGTAACGTAAATTCGCAAGGCTTAAATGTCGGTTCTACGATAAGCATTTCTGGCCACTGCTTTTCATCATTAGATGTAATTTTTAAATCGGCATCCCAAACAATAACCGGTATTTTACCGTGATAATAATTTAGTAACTCAAGCTGTCTATCATAATCTGGTTCAAATTTCGCTGGACCATAATTTTTATAAGTTGGCCAACGCCATTCAATAAACAACAAATCTAAATCTGGGAAACGACTATCCGCGTATATCAATCCTGGGTATGCAATTTGCTCCCTCTTTTTTTGCATAGAGTATACAACGTGATTTCTATCTAAAAGTTCCTGCACCAATAGGGGCCTACCGTACCTATGACCGTCAGGTGTATTGGCAGTTTTACATTGATCGAACGATTCACAAAATCCCCAATAACTGATACCGATATTAGACATTTATTTTTCCTCCACAAAATCTAAAATTTCAGTTAATTCTCTATCTAAATTTTCATCATCGACATTTAACGATAAAACGTCGCACGAAGTCCAACTTTTAAAATTTTCATAACCGTTATGAACGCTATTTAAAAATGACTCATCAATAATATCAAATTGGTCAATAACGTTATTATAAAAACTCCTGTGTAAAAGTACTATCTTTACAGACATTTGCTTACACATCGTATCAATAGATTTTAATACATTAAAATCTGTTTCTCGACCGCACATGGGGCCGTACACATACTCTGACGGATATGCCCTGTCGAGTATAACGGACGTATTAGTTTGTTGAATAAACTCAAGTAGATAGGGTAACGAGTATTTTGTGGTATTTAAAAACCATGTACCTTCATCAAGTTCTTCAAAATGTTTCCATTCACCAGCGCTTTTAAACACCGGTATCGATAATTTTTTACTCAGGGCATTTGCGATATTCGTTTTACCACACCCATCTGGTCCTTCAAGTATTATAACTGTCGTCATTATTCTAACTCCGTAGATACTCTTTTTAAGGATGAAGCAATTACTTGATCCATGTCATAATACTTGTAATCAGCTAGTCGACCACCAAAGACATAGTTTGAAAGTTTATCCGCTTCATTTTTGTATAGCTTAAACAACTCATTGTTTCGTTTATCGTTTATGGGATAATACGGCGTTTTACTTCGTGTATATTCGACCGGTGTCTCAGTTGTTACGACCGTCTTCTTTGACTTTACCCCGTCAAAAAACTTATGTTCGATTGTTCTTGTGTGGGGTACATCAATAGAAGTATGATTGATTGTTACGACGCCTTGAAAATTCTCGGTGTCGTGGATCTTATGATCGAACCTCAATGCTCTATACTCTAAATCGCCATATTCATAACCAAAAAATTCATCCAATTTACCCGTATAGACAACCTTGGTAGCAATACTCTCGAAATACTTACGATCAGAAAAAAAATCCACATCGAACTCAATCGGAATACCATCAAGCAGCTTATCAAATATTTTTGTATAGCCCCCAATTGGAATACCACAAAATTTATCGTTATAATAATTTGCGTCGAATGTTAACCTAAATGGTAGGCGCTTAATAATAAAACTAGGTAGCTCACTTGGATGTTTCATCCAGTGTTTTTCTGTATATCCACAAATTAACTTTTCATAGACGTCCTTTCCTAACGCCGACAAAGCAAATTCTTCGAGGTTTTTTGGATTATCAAAATGAACCCTCGTTTCTTCTATTTTTTGAAGAGCCTCCGCTGGAGTTTTTACACCCCACAACTGATGAAACGTCCACATATTAAATGGTAAAGAATAAAATTCATCGTGATATTTCGCAATCGGAGAATAAATAAATTGCTTAAATTCTACTAGGTTATTTACATATTTCCATATTTTATCGCTGCTGGTGTGAAATATATGGGGACCATATACATGAACGTTTACCCCTTCAACGTTTTTTGTGTATGCATTCCCACCAATGTGAGGACGTTTTTCTAATACTAAACATTTTTTTCCATTTTTACTTGCCTCGTGAGCAAAAACTGACCCAAAAAATCCTGCGCCAACGATTACGTAATCATACATCATTACCTAATATACCCTTAAAATATTTTATTGTTTTAACTAATCCCGCCTCTAAGTCTATTTTAGGATACCACTCAAGATATTTCACAGCTTTATCTATATTCGGCCTTCTTTGTGTTGGATCATCAACGGGTAAGGGTTTGTAGGTTATCTCTGACGTCGATCCCATCAATTTCTTTATCATCGCTGCAAGCTCGATCATCGTATGCTCAGTCGGATTGCCGATATTAATAGGGGTTGAGCAAGAAACATTCGTTAAGTTCATTAATGAAATAAGGCCGCGGATTTGATCATCTACATAGCAAAAACTACGTGTTTGTTTTCCGTCGCCGAACATCGTTATATTTTTATTGCGAAAACATTGATATATTAAATTACTAACGACTCTGCCATCATCTGGATCCATATAAGGACCGTATGTGTTAAAGATTCTTGCGACTCGAATATCCAACCCTTCTGTCCTAGCATAATCATAGCATAACGATTCAGCCGCCCTCTTTCCCTCATCATAACATGCTCGAGGACCTATGGAATTCACATTCCCACGATATTCTTCTCTTTGTGGATGCAATAATGGATCACCGTATATTTCCGACGTAGAAGTAAAAAGCAATCGAGCGTTATACCTCAAAGCAAGTTTACATACGTTATTTGTTCCAACAACCGATGTTAACATTGTCTTTATTGGATCCTGCTGATACTTTGGGGGAGATGCAGGACAGGCAAGGTGATATATCTGGTCAACTCCGTCAGGAAAGTGGCGTTTAACAAGTATACTATTAGAAATCTGAGGTGATGTTACATCATCGCTAAAGTACCTAAAGCGATGATCCGTAAGGGCCAATTGTTTAACTTCATTATATCGATTATTGGTTGAAAAATTATCTATGCAGACGACCTTATTAACTGGTCCCTCTAATAATTTTTTACATAAATTCCACCCTAAAAAACCTGCTCCACCTGTTACAATAACATTAATTCCCATAACATTATTATAATTCAGGAGGCCGCTTTAGTACAACCGAATCTCTATGTTAATTCATTCCACCGAACAACGTAAGCGCTATAAGGCCCGGTGCTTTATCATTGATATAGATTCCAGAAAACAGCGTCTGAGTTCTACCACCTACATAAGACATAGCAGATTCTAATCGCTTACTAACGTCTGGATTTGATGCCATATCAGATGTAACAAGCAATAACAACACACCCGTCTCAGGATTGTTTGTGGGTGCAAGACACGGAGATCCTCTTAAACACCCCTGGAATACAATCGAGCCTAAGTCTAATGATGATGGATCCTTTACTACGGTGCTACCCAGGAACATACGTCCGTTGGTGCTTAAGCACCTTTCAAGATCCTTTGAATCAAATGTTTGAATTTCTGAGCTCTGAGCTGCGAATTTTAGCACCTGCCAGAATAGCTTCGCAAATGTCATGTTTGCGGCAGGATACATGTTTAACATTCCGACTTTACCCCTAAGCAACTGTAACTGCTTCTCGTTATCAACAATGATGTGGGGATGGTTTCTAACATCGTTTAACACATTAGCGTAATTATTTCCGATAGTCGGATTTAACAGTTCCTGCGCTGATGGTTTACTGACGATATACACAACTTTACCTGCGGCTCCAGACGATTCCATAAACCGCGACATACAACCATGAAGTGCATGGGATGCGCTTCCTGTACCGCCGCCACCGCCGGCGAGGACGAATAACCAATCGACTTTTCCAAACCTCGCCCTTAAAGCGTCCTCAACCATAGCGCTATTTTCGCTTAAAATCTTCTTTCCCAGCTGAACATCTTTACCAACACCATCGGCGCCTGGTAACAGTAAGAAGTGCGCAGGATCCAAGCCACCTGGTTGATCCTTGGTTGTTGTATTTACCAAAAAAGTTTTTGTAAAACCTAAATCAAGAAATGCTTTGGCGAGCTTTCCGCCGCCTCCTCCGACGCCTAGAAAACCGCAATTAATTGCTGATTGAGCTGAATTTTCCGGTAACATGCGTTCATCTTGGGCTGTCGGTTCATCATCATAATTTCCTAAGAAATCAAAATCATCATCGACTGGATTAATATACGCATCATCATTGCCTGTACTCATTATAAACTCTCCTATAAACCACGATTATATTATTAGTCATTCATAAATATACGTAAAACAAACTAACGTATCTATTACTAATAGGTTTCAAATTCCCAGACCGACACTAGATCAACATCGTTTGGGTTGTTAGTTGGATTAAGACTTAAGCCCACGATATTACCCTCAGAAAAAGACGCGTCGTGATCAAATTCAAATTCGTATGATGTATTCGCAGACGCCATATCCACGGTCACTGTTGCGGTTGCGCTCGTATCAAGGTTTGCATTTCCATCCGTGTTTTTATGTAGGGCAATTGCAGTAGAGCCGGCTGCGTTGGTTGATCTAGCAATGACTTTAATTAGCACTCCGTCATACGGCACAACAAATTTATTGTTTACGCCGGGCGATGCATTTTGTCCGGTCTGATTAAACCTTATATACGCTTGGCCTGTACCTGCAGAATCATATTTGTGGGTATGGATGTGTTTTTGTTTTGCCCAAAGACTACCAGATATAACAACGTCGCCGCCGAATACCGAGGTTCCCCTTGTAACACTGTTCCTTGAGTCTATTGTTCCTGAAACGAAGAATGCGGTGTCACCTCCCGGCTCAACATTTTCCGTACCTGCTTTACTGCTGAGGATTATTAAATCGGCATTCGCTTCTAGTAGAGTGGTTTCAGCTTCAGAATCATACCCACCATATAACACACCAGACACGACCAAGTCTCCACCAAAAACAGAGGTGCCTTTTGTTCCCGAGTCCTTTGATTCTATTGCTCCTGAAACGAAGAATAGGGTGTCACTTGCCGGTTCAGCATTATGGGAACCTTCCTGACTACTGACAACAATCTGGTCGGCATTAAACTCTAGAAATGTTCCGTTGGCTTCATTGTCAAATCCACCATATAATACGCCAGATATGACTAAATCACCACCAAAGACGGAAGTACCTGTATAATCCTTACCCTCGTCTTGGCCTTCGCCCGTGGTGCTGCCTGATACGTAGAATACACTGTCGATACCAACATCGGTGGGAATTCTAGGAAAATCCCCTGAGTCTGATACGTTCGCAATAATTATGCTTCCAGTAAGACCTATTTCAGAACCGTGTTCACCGTCCTGATCTATTGATCCTGATATTTGACTTGAAACTAAACCCAAAGTTCATTTCCCCTATTAATAAGATGTGGGGAGGGAGACCCCTCCCCGCACCAAATAATTATAGCTCTCCGTTAGCACCTGGACCGTAGGTACCACCTGGCAGCTCTTCCATGAGCAACTTATATCGTTTACCTGTATCATTATTTCTAAGTGATAGGAAGGTTGGTTCCTCAATCATAGTCCAGTTACCTCGATCATTCTGTAAGTGAAGGTCGCCCGTATATACGTTTTCCCATCGCTTAGATGCAGATCCTAAATCCTGACTGTTATCTGCAGCTGGAAGTAGTCCGCCACCGGTAACTGTAACATTTTTACTGGAATTACACTGTAATGTGATACCACCGGCATCAGATAGAAGCTTAATCGACGCGTCGCCATTTCCTTGATCTGCATGGAGAACGATTGTCTCGCTTGTACCACCGTCTGCAGTTAAAAGAATCGCATTTGCTCCATCAAGTCCTGACTTGATGTTAATACCACCATCATCAGAAAGCAGTTGAATCGATGCTGCTCCTTCCGTTGCAGCTGTACCTTGATTGGCATGGATAACGATGTTTTCGCTCGTACCACCATTCGCCTCAATGCGAATTGCATTAACTGCATCTAACTTAGACAGTAGACCAATACCACCGGCATCAGACTCCAGCTGAACTGAGGCATCGGATTCCGTTGCAGCGGAAGCACCAGTACCTTGATCGGAGTGGATGTTAATTGTCTCACTCGTCCCAGCATCTGCATGGATATAAATGCACGAATCAACATCCTCACCTGCAGTAATAATAATTGAACCGGCTGCATTTGTGATGTCAATATCTTCACCAGCAGCACCAGCTGCCTTGAACTCCATACCACCTGCCGAAGCCAATAACTGTACCGCATGCTTGTGATTCAACGATGAAGTTAAAGCTAGATGACCAGTTGTCGTCGTGTTATATCCGGTCGTACCGCAATCAATGTCTATACCACCAGCAGAATTGGCACATACTAGTTTAATTGCATCTTCTGCAGTACCGTCTGAAGATATTTGAAGATCACCATCGGACGGAGAGTTAATGAATATTCCTGAATCTCTGATCTGCAACTTTGTTGTTGCTGATGCACCGAGCAAGAAGTTTGTATCATCCCAGGTGAGCTTTGCCAGTCCACCCATCGATCCTCCGTTGTTGTACTGCAACTGCGTATCACTTCCAGCCGGTCCGCCGCCAGCGATGGAATCACCATCACCATCGTACAGTGTACCAGAAATAACAACATTACCGCCAAAGACTGCTACTGCACCGTTTTCATTGTTTTTATTCGACGCAGAACCAGAGACGTACCAGTGAATATCCTCACCAGTAATTGCATGGTTTTGCTCATCACCGTCAAAGAAACCCACGGTGTCCTCTGAGGCATCTATTTTGAGTATACCGCCCTTGTTAACTGAGTTAACAATAACGCTCTTATTATCCTGTGAGTCTGCTTCCTGTGCAGTAACTTGATCACCGATGCGTAGAGCACCTGAAATCATTACATCACCGCCAAAAACGGCTGAGCCCCATCCATCATCTTCATTTAGTGTGCCCTGTGTACCTGAGACATAGAACACTGTATCAGTACCCACGACTGACGTAAAGTCAATGTCCTGAGTACTATTCTTTATTATTAAACTTCCGGTTAAACCTATCGTTGAGTGACCATCGCCTATCACGTCAGTCGATCCCGATATGTTACCGACAACTAAACCTGCCATTTTAAAATCCTCCTATTATAAACGAGAATACGATGATCACTCGTCAATGGGACGAAGCAGCATCTCGTATTTTCTCCCTGTGATATTATTTATCACGCACAGGTAATCTCTTTCCTCAACAATTGTCCAATTTCCTCGTTCATTTCGAAGATGTAGGTCTCCTGTGTATATATTGGCAAATCTTTTATCAATAGATCCTAAATTATATGTTACGTCTGCGGCCGGTAGGATATGATTTTCTACGTAGGTCGAGCCGCTAATAAATAAATCACCACCAAAAACAGCAGTTCCGCGTGTGGATGTATCTTTAGATCCGATAGTACCCGAAACGTAAAAGTTTACATCAGATTTACTAGCTTCATCCGCTGATGCTGCGGCACCACCCGAAAGAATTAGAACCTGGTCTGTACCACCGTTAGCAAAGATGGCGTGGGTTTTCCCGTTGGTCTCGACCCTAAAGTCTACATCGGCACTGGCCTCGTTAAAGACAACTTCATCTCCGGCTTCGGCCTCAATAGTAATTTTACCGGCTGCGTCCAGATTGATGTCACCGTCTGCGGTCACCGTGAAATTCGCCGCGCTAGCGCCCTGGTCGCTGGTGGTCAGGGTGGTCGTACCGGACTCTCCAACTGAGATCTTGAAATGATCGAGTAGATTATCGGGCGAGCGAGCTATAAAATGAGTCGAGTCGTTGGGTGATGTAACATCAATCCCGATGTTGGTGTCCGCACCGGTCAGGTTGATGGCTAACCCCTTCAACGCTTGAACACCCGATGTCCCACCGGTCATTCGAATATCAGCACCGGTAGCATTGACTGTACCTACATGGGTAGGAGCATCTTGGTTGTAATGGACAGCGATCGCATCATGATAGGCTGTCTGACCGGATGCAACTATGCCAGTCACATCGTAATCAACCGTCAATCCGGTCGCGTCGGTACCACCTGAGGCCAAGCTGCCCACGTCTGTGGTTCCTGTGTAATTCTTATCTATCTTTATGGCCGGGTGAGCGCCATCGTCGCTCCGATCTGCAGTGAGTGTTCCTGATACGACTGTGTCACCACCGAAAACAGTTGTTCCTTTCACTGCAGAATCTTTAGATCCAACAGTACCTGATACAAAGAAGTTAATATCTGTTGATTGTTTGGGTTGCATTGAACTAGCAGCAACGGCTGAACCAGATAGTAATATTACTTGTCTATTACTAGATCCCCAATAAGAACCCAGTCTTAGAATTTCCTCTGTTGATGATCCGTTGTGCGTCTTAAACACTAGGTCATTTGAAGAGCTTAAGTGCATCATCGCTCCGATTGCACCTGCAGACCCTGCAAACTCTATCGATGAATTATTTGCGTTGTTACTTCTCTGTATTCTTACTGTTGGAGAAGAATCTTTAACGTGAACTGTCGTGGCAGGGGAAGCACCGGTCGAGCCTATTCCAAGCCGATCATTTCCGGCATCGACAAAAAGCATATGTGTGTTATTGACTGATTCAACTCTGAAATCTACATCTGCGGCTTGTTCATTGAACGTTGCGGCACCATCAGAGCCCAGAACTATATCAGCATTTGCAACTGCTGTGGCACCTATGATTACTGTTTCAACGCCAGAACTATCAGACGGATACAAGAACGAGCCGCCGTCAGTCCACTCGCTAGATCCACCGCCACCAGAGGATGTAATAGTAACCTGACCGTTTGAAGCAGATGTGATTGTAACGTTAGAACCCGCGACAAGATACGGGAGACCACCCGATGTATGATGAATCGATCCCGAAATTGTTCCGCCCTGCTCGTAAAGCCCCTCGCCGACGATAAGAGAGCCACTAACAACCACATCGCCCATAAACACGGACGACGCTTCACCTTGTCCGTCAGACTCTCCAGTACCCTGGTGTCCTATCGCACCACTAACAACAAATTTGATTCCGCTGGCAACGTTTTCTGGAGATCCAAAATCGACCTGCCAGTGACTGCTTCCATCATCCTCTGATGGACCCACAACCAAGGCTCCTGACACGACGGTATCTCCACCTAAGAGAATGGCTCCGTTACCGCCAAGGCCTACGCCGTCGCCTTGGAGACCCACACCATTAACACCTGATATGAACGTATGTACGTTCGTTCCTACTTTGTCTCCCAACGGTGAACCAAGATAAACAGTTCCGCTAACCACTACGTCTCCACCAAAAAGCGCTGCTCCCCGAGTGCCTTGGCCTTGGCCGCCAATCGTACCGGAAACGTAGAGCGCAATATCAGCCCCTGTTGCTTCATTCGTTGATGACGCAGCACCGCCTGAGAGTATCAAGACTTGATCTTGGTCACCATCGACAAAGATGGCAGCCTTATTATTAGAATTAACAGTAAAGTCCCAACCTTGACTGGAGTAGTCGAATATTACGTTACCCTTAGTCCTAATTTCTCCCTGGGGTGTGTATAGAGAGAGAGCATTGGCACTTTGGTCCCATAAGACATAATTGTTCGTCGTTTCTCCGTAGACCTGGAAATCTACACCGGCTTTGTCCTCGCCTAATGTTAACTTGCCTCGTTCATTGGCATCAGCGTCCCAATGAAAAACAGCTCCTTCACCACCGGCGTCAGTTTGCGTGTTGTAAAGTTTAACATCCTGCCCGGAGCCTGAAACCCCTACTTCAAGACCACCGCTAAGAACCAAATCACCGCCGAAAACAGCTGTTCCTCTTGTACTTGAATCTTTAGAACCTATAGTTCCTGACACGTACAGGTTTACATCAGAGCCGTTGTAATCAGATACCCTCTCGGTACCGATCATCGATAGGTAAGTTGTTCCAGTAACGACTAGGTCACCCTCAATTACCGCTGTGTTCTTACTCGAACCCGCAAGCTTCGATCCCGCGGTTCCCGATACGTGAAAGAAAACATCATTCGATGCAATACCCACGTTTGGGCCTGCGTTCGAAGAACTTTTGCCTACCCTGTCACCAAGATAAACAAACGATGCGGTAACTATTGTTCCCATATTCTGGTCAGCTTCGATGGTTATACCACCGCCGAGTTCCCCTGCCTTAACGGCTTCAAGGTAGATCGACTTCGGATTTCCACCAGAACCACCACCGGTGGTGCTATATCCGTCTGATGATATTGTTACCTGACCATCAGCCTCAATCGTTATACCACCGTCATCAGACTGGAGCTCTATTGAATTACTGACCTCTGAGTCCTGAACACGGACAAAGAACGTTGGGTTCGTCGAAACAGTGCCCTGAATATCGTAATCCACACCTCGGACACCTACATTGAAATCAACACCTTCAGCATTCTGCGTTAGCATACCATTTGGGGTGTGGAGCTGAATTCCCGTGTCTGCTGCGGAACCTGCTACCTTATCGGCCTGAATTAAGACCATTGGATTATTGGTACCATCGTCGCCGGCCGACACTATCTTTATTCTTCCGACGCTGTCTGCTGAAATTGTGCCGACGCTACTTGAAGCATAAAAAGCGCCGCTGGTAACCATGTCACCACCGAAAACAGCCACACCTTTGGTGCTGGTGTCTTTTGACCCTATCGTTCCTGAAACGAAGAAAGCTAGATCAGAATAATTACCTTCTGTGGGGGAGCCTGGATTACCGCCTGACATGATCAAAACTTGATCATACTTGTGGGCGGCGGTGCCGCTACCTCCTAAAAGAATAACATCTGTACTGCTTTCCTGAATTGTTAAGCCGCTTTTACCACCGGCTTGTAGTTGAATTTTATCGTCTTCGAAATAAAGAAATGTGTCACCATCGCCTAGGTGAGCTAACCATCTTTCTGTTTCCAAGCCATCAGATTCGCTAATATTGACTAATTCGTTATTATTGGAGAAAAACTGAAAATGGCCGTTGGCAGCATCGTCGCCAATTTTCACGTAGGTATCTGAATCTCCGTCCTTGTTGCTTCTTATTTCGTTGGTATAAAGTGTTCCTGATACGACTGTGTCGCCACCGAAAACAGACACACCTTTGGTGCTGGAGTCTTTTGAACCAATTGTTCCTGAAACAAAGAAAGCCAGGTCAGGATAATCTGATTCATCGATGGAAGAGGCTGCACCACCGGAAAGAACAAGAACCTGATCTGTACCTGCATTGACAAATATCGCATGGGACCTGTTATCTGTCTCTACCCTAAAGTCGACGTTGGCGTGGCCAGGATCATTAAAAACAGCACCAGTACCATCTATTCTTAATATTTCACCCCAACCCTGGTTGACAATAAAATCTACGTCTGCGTCTCCAGCGTTAAACTCTATAAGGTCCTGAGAACCGTCTTCTGTTATTTTTATAAAGTCAACGCCGCCGGCTTGAATATTAATATCGTCATCTTGAAAACGAATGTATGTGTCTGTATCACCGATGTGCTTGATATATTCTGCGGTAAGAAGGTCACCTGAAACCGTTAGATCATCAGTAACCGCTATATCTTCTGGGTATAACGTACCGGAAACTACAACATCACCACCGAATAGCGCAACACCCTTGGTACTGGAATCCTTTGATCCTATTGTTCCTGAAACGAAGAATGCTAGGTCTGAAAATCCACTTTCTTTAGGGGATGCTGCGGCACCACCAGACAGGATCAGGACTTGATCATACTTGTGGGCTGCGGCAGTCCAGCCGCCCAGGTGGACTATGCTATTTGCACCTTCATTAAGTGATAAGCCCATTTGGCCGCCTGCGAGAATACCGACATTATCATCCCCAAAAGTTATATACGTGTCACCGTCACCTAAGTGAGCCACAAAGTCAGCGACCTCAAGACCGTCGGTCGAGCTAATATTAACTTTCTCTGAACCGCCAGCGTAAAATTTGATATGGTTCGCAGAAGAACCGATATCAATATAGTTGTCTGAATCTGATATGCTCTTTACAGTGTCGGTATAAAGTGTTCCCGATACAACAGTGTCACCACCAAAGACGGATACACCTTTGGTGCTGGAGTCTTTTGAACCTATTGTTCCTGAAACAAAGAATGCCAGGTCAGGATAATCTGATTCATCGATCGATGTACCGCTGCCGCCTGAAAGGATAAAGATCTGATCATTTGTGCTGTTGGCGAATAATGCATGATCTCTATTTGCCGTCTTTACCTGGAAATCATCTTCTGTCGAACCAGCGCCTAGTGAATTTACAGTAAGACCTTGTCGAATCTCTGCGCTTTGGGATACGAAGAAGGTACCAGAAACAGATAACGAGCCAGTGGTCGTTGTATTTACTTCGATTACTTGGCTTTCAGCGTATAGAGTACCACTAACAACGACATCGCCATCGAATAAAGACACGCCACGCCTTGACGATTGGCGATCATTAACGCTACCAGATACATAGAAAAACACATCTGAGCCTGCAAGTGCTGGCATTTCATCAGAAAATTCAGCGCTGGCAGAGCCCATTTTAACATAGCTCGCTGATATTACGAGGTAATCAGTTCCACCCGTACTCGAGCCACTAACTTTACCGACGGCAAGGCGTTCGGCAGCCAGCCTGGCGTCATCAGTTATTTTTGGATTAAATCCACCGCCGATAACCTTAGTATTACTCACTCGCAGCTCCCCCTAGTTATGATACTGTCCACTGATACACATCAACTGATAGATCGCCGTTATTACCTTCATAGCTAACTCTCAAATATGGAAATAACCCCTCAAGAAATATAGAACTCTCAGTTGTATCAATCACCGTTGAGCAATCAGCCCAATTACTATTATCAATCGACCATTGCATCTTAACTTCTGCCTGAGCAGACATTGTTATCAGCACTTGGTGATGCTCGTAATCAGTCGATGTCGCGATTGTCGCGTTTCCGCTAGCCGTTGAACTTGAAACATCTACAACGTTATTTTGCGTGTTCGTACTAAATGCCATATGCGATCTCCACTTTACATAAATATTTATTTATTAGGGAACCTACGAGACCTATAAACTCGTACATACCTTCCACTATTCTTACCTAGTTCCAAATCAGACTCGTAAACTTTTCTAAATTTAGGACCGCCGATACGATCTTCCTCAAAATCAAGTGCAATATAACTAACCCCGACAATTCCAGTATTGCCATTCCACTCAACATTTAATATAGGACTTACACCGGTATAATAAATCGTTCCCGTATTAGTTAAAACATCAGATGCTATACCCATTCTCGTAACGAAATCAGTAACGAGACCCCACCTGAGATACACGTTTGCTTCTTCGCTAATGGTAACATGAAAAATCCACGAGCTTGCACTTAAAGAGCCGGGAACTGTAAGTTGGCCGCTGGATTCTTGCGATGATATGAAATCTGTATTGGTAAATGCCATGTGATACTCTTCTATTAAATATTACGCATGTATTCCAGCTTAATTAGGAAAGTAAAAGAGTATTGAATTACATGGGAATCAGTCTATCATACGAATGTCCCATGTTCTTGTACTAAATCCGAAGTCTCCATTATCGACTTTGGCAATACATACCCTATTTGCACGTAGGTTTATTTGGTGGGTATCTTTTAGACCCCAGCAAAACATACGCTTCTTTTCCCCATTCTCTCCAAGAATGCTTAATAATAAATACGGTTTATTTTTTCTTGTTCGTTTGACATGTATATCATCTATAATAAACCAATGTATGGGTAACTCTGGATTATATTTGTTAATCGGTGGTACTTCACGTTTATCTAGCTCCTGACGTAATTTGGAAGACACTATCAGCGAAATATCTACATGCCCAACGAGCGTTTTAAGCATTTCAATTTTTTCTGACCTAGTCCAATCTTCTATTTCCCGCGTATCAGAAATTAAACAATGAAAATCATCAATCGTAAATTTCTTCTTTTTAAGAAGTAAGTTGTTTTCAACAACGATATGGTGCATATGCCTATACGATGAAAATAATTTATCTTCGCCAACGACATCAAGCGAATTAAATGCTCCCACCTTGATAAGGTTCTCTAACGAGCGCTTATTGAACTTGCCATGTTTCCACGCCCCATCATCGTTCCATAATAAATCGTGTATATTATTATAAGGTCTATTGTTCGTAATTTCTTCCACCGCGGATAATCCCACACCCTTGACCGTTAAAAAGGACGGCATGAATTTTTTATCAGGCATAATTGTCCACTTGTCAGATGCATAATTTATATCGATATTTACTATGTCATACCCACGTGACTTAATTTCAGAAAGAGCTCTAGAACGCTTGCGAGGATCTTCAGCCTGGGTCTCCATGTAAGCACACAGCCATTCTGCCTCGTAATATGTCATTAACCATGCACAGTAGTATGAATCAATTGCATATGATACAGCGTGGCTTTTATTAAATCCGTACCCACTAAAAAAGAGTATTTTTTCGTACAGGTCATCAGCCACCGCTGGATCGATACCATTTTTCTTAGCACCACTGACGAATTGTTGCTTAAGTTCACGAACCTGTTTTGCTTGAGCGTCTTTTTTACTTGCTGATCGCTTCATAATCAATCTACGAATCATATCACAATCTTCCTGGGGAAAGCCTGCGACAACATTGCATAGCTCCATAACTTGCTCCTGAAAAATAATTGCGCCGAATGTAGGTTCAAGAACTTGCTTGATTAGCGGGTGTTTATAGTCTATACTTTCAGGATTAGATTTTGATTTCATGTATATCTTATGAACATTTGCCGATAGTGGCCCTGGACGATAAATAGACGTTAGCGTTGCTATATCTATAATACTTCTCGGCTCAGATTGCATAAACAATTTTTGTGCTCCACGTTGGGTTGCCTGGAAAATGCCGCCCCATTTTCCCGAATGGTAAATATTCTCATACACATTCTGATCGTTCATATCCATTACCTTTGGATCCATATGCTCATTGAACCAATTCTTAACATTATCAAAACTGGGATTTGGTGTACCTTCATGACGTTTAAGTATTAATTCGATGCAACGTTGAATTATTCGTAACGTTTCAAGACCGAGGAGGTCGAACTTGATCCAGCCAAATTCCTCGAGGTGCTTATAGTGTATTCCTTCTACCCAGGGGGTTTGTGCTTCACCTCTGGCAGTAATGACAGGCATTCGTTCTAAAACATTTTCGCTAATAATAACACCACCAGCGTGGCGACCTAGTGCCTTATTCTGCTTGAAAAGTACGCTAATGGGTTCTGCTATATGGGGATATTTTTCAATAAAATCCTTAAACGACTTGCTATATTTTATAGCATCATCATACAGAAGCGTAAATAGGTTTTTATCCATTCCCTTTTTAAAAGTTGCCGCCTTTACGTCATTTTCAACAGGCGACATGGCTGCATTCACTTCTTCGAACGGAATTCCGTAAAATCTAGCGATATCTTTTACAAGCGATTTTAATTTAAACGTATTATAGTTAGAGATTGGTAAAATATTTTGAGCTCCGAACTGTTCCCTAAGTAACTCTAACAATAAATCGCGGTCTGCAACATCAGTATCAATGTCGGGGGCACCCTGACGATGGGTGCTAAGAAACCGCTCGAACAACAACCCATATTCTATGGGATCAACGTTTGTTAAACCAAGAACATACGCGACCAGTGAACCAGCGGCAGAACCCCTACCAGGACCTATAAGCATGCGTTTACGAGCAACATCAAGAATCGCTTTCATGGTAAGAAAATACTTTGAAAACTTCTTTTGCTTAATAACCTTAAGTTCGGTAATAAGTCTGTTAACGTATTGTTTGTCAGTCAATCCGCACTTTCGTAATCCCTCTTTACACATTTGAACGAGCGCTTCATCATCTGTTTTACCCTTTGGAACAACATAACTGGGGAGCTTTACTGACTTGTCTGCAACTATGTTATCAATCTCATGATGAACAATATCGCTTGTTCTTTCTATCGCATCCAATACTATGTCGTTGTTGTAGAAACTATATTCTTCAGTCGTTTCAAAATAAGATTCCCATGTTTGCTCAGCATTTTTTGGATACAGTTCGCATTTTAACTCGTCTCTGCTCTTGGGTAATTTACTCGGATCAAACTCCTTATAATTTAACCAGCCTAGCTTTTTATACAACTCACGTTCTTTCCAGTGATCTGGGTGGGCATAGTGGGAATCGCATGTCACAACAAGGTTATCATTCAAACCTTTATCATCTGCAAATTGAAGAATTGCTCTGTTTACTAGATGTTGCGCAGGTAATTTATTAAACTGCAATTCTAACTTAACATTTTCATCACCTGCGACATCAGATAACGCATCGAACACATTACCGATACCCGTCTGAACCTTTGTCATAAGACTCGTATCGTTTAATAGGCTAGCATGAAGATTATCAAATTCTACCTGTTGTAAGTGTTTAAATACCTCGTATGCCATTGGACCACCGAGGCATGCAGTTGATATAAGAAGATGACCGCCTTTGGCGGCTTCCTTTAACATTTTATAATCCACCCTAGGAAATCTATAGTATCCCTCTAGATACCCACGAGAAACGAGATGAAAAAGTCTCTGTAGACCCACGGACGTCTTTGGTAAAACAACGAGGTGGTGGCGTCTTTTCACTGGATCATAAAATTTTCCGCTCTTTGTTTCTTCTTCGTTCTCAACAGTTAAAGATGATCCATCACCGATTTCTATGTTCGTTGTTTCGTCATTGCCGTCGACTATCGCCGTCAGTGGCGTTACGATTTGCTCACGTTGATCCAACAGTGTTTTAATAGCCTCAGGGTCGCCCTTCTTTCTTGCCTTGTTCAATTCATAGTCAACACGCCACATATCCAAATCAGGATGAACGTACATTTCGCAACCCGGAACGAACTTAAACGGTACTCCCGCTTTATTCATTTTTTCAGCGTGAAGATAGGCATGGGCAAAACTATTCATATGGCCATGGTTTGTTAGGCACCAGGCATCCATTCCGTTTTCTTTAACAAAATCAATATGTTCTTGTGGATAGCCGAGGCCATCAAATGTTGAAAATCCATCATGGCTATGGAGGGAAGTGAATCTGTTTGGTTTATTTTTATTCCGCATAACTATATTATCTCACATTATGTGAATTTTTTCATAAAATAATCTATAATAGTATAGAAACCAGCGAAATACTTAATTTATAATGAAACATGAATTAATTCGAAAATTTATTAGATCACATATACACCGGATGAATGAAGGAAAAGCGGCGGCAGTGACCCTGCTTCCGCAGTTCGATGATCCAAACCTTACATACGCACCCTTCACCAGGGATATAATCGATAAATTTCTACCCAGAACATACGATAAATTTCCAGGTAGTGGAGACAATACGGTGGTTGGTCGCTTATTATATTCTCTTGCAAAAGCTGGATTAGTTAACTCAGAAAGACCACCCAAATTTCAATTTGGTTCAAGTAGACTGGCAGCATATTCAAAATATGCGTCAGAAAAACTCCTATTTCCGGGAGAAGATCCAGAAATAGCTAGCGCAGCAAAGTCCATGAAGCAAAAATTTGGAGATCTTGATATTGATGTACAGTTTGCACAAGGAATAAAGACAAAAGATATAGCCAGCTTTATTACACAAAAATTTCCGTTTATAAAAGCATTACCGAAAGCAGAAGCGCATCTTGCCGTTCGATATGGTAACCACGTATACCAAGTAGACCTAATAAACGTCCAAAAAGAGCATGAGTCAACGGAGCTTGTTTTTCAGTTTAGTTCGTTTAAAGACCTCGCAAGCGAAGTTAAAGGAGCGTTTCAAACGGAGCTGTTAAAAGCTGTAGCTGCTATGAGAGATTCAAACGTTGAATTACAAGAGATGGATAAATTTTCGATAGATAATCCTGCCCATGAATTTTCAATACAATACAAGAAATTCATTGATTGTGGATATATACCCTCGAACCTAAGATATAAGGTGGCAAAGCTAGCTAAGGGAATTCAACTGGTTGTTGATTTTAAAAACCCTTCTTTCAAACGAGGGAAATCACTCGCATGTCCCCTAACAAATGTACTATCTTATGACGATCTTGATCAAATTGCAAAATTTCTGCTAGATGATGATTCTGTAACAGGCGCGATAATTTTATCAGCCGTCGATTTAGCAAAATATGTCGGTGATAACTTCTCACCGTCAAAAAAACAAATAATTGCAACAATCATACAGGACAATAGAGCGATAAATAGACTGGACGAAGAAGATCGAAAAAAAGGACTTAACATAATTTTACAGCTTTTAAAATTAAACAGTGGTATATCTGAACAGCATTGGATGCAATTTATGTTGCCTCGTACAACTACAAGTTTCTTTAAAGATAAAAAACTTGCATATAAACAACAAAAATTAAATGACAATAAAACGCTTACAAAGATATTACGTAAACTTCAAATAAAAGACAGTTTATCAGAAAAAGAAAAATCGATAATAAATTCGACCTTAGAAGAAGTTGGTAGTGGAGATCCCATATTTGCAATACAACAAAAAATCTTTATGAATCAGCAGGCGGCGCGAGCCATTAGAGATACGGATTTCGATTTTCTCAATAACCGTTCTTCAACCTATCTAAATTCACGCGATTTTTCTTACAGTATGCCTGGTAAAGCTCGTCGGAAGTTACCCCGCACAGAATAAGTAACTCCAGCGTATAATGCAGGGACTCAACAAGCTCTTCTAAAAATTCGCTTCGATCGAATTCTTTGTTTTCGGTCTTACGATGCTTTTTCCAGTTTTTCAAATGAGCAAGTGCCTCGAACATTTCTTCTACAGAACGCAAGGTAATATCACGACAAAACCTTTGATCGTATTTATCAGTTAAATCAACTGGCCAAGACGGTAGATCGTCTGATTTTGTTCTCTTATACTCTTGCATTAATTTTTCCTGAAGGTTAAACATGCTTTCAAGTCGATTAGATAACAATTTTTTCTTCTCCTCGCCCATCGCGTCTTCTATTTACGAACTCAAGAAGCGCGTCATTTAATGCGTGACTAAATGAAACATCATCCCACTCAGACCAGCCCATCTTTTCCATATAGTATTCCTGAAACTCTGGGGGGATTTCGATGTCTGCGTCAAAAAATCCGTCTTCGGTTTCACGGACGTTGGTTATCTTTATGCCCGAACCAGGTAACATTATACCTCCGAAGATTGTTTGGGCGCAACGGTTTCAATAAAGGATTGCATCTTATCTAACCGTGAAGTGGCTGCCTCAAGATATTCGTCAGTTAAATCCAGTTGACCCGCTTCATTTACTGTCACCTCTAACTGTCTAAGGTTATCAACAACGTCAGTGCCTGTCAACAATCCAATCTGAACAAGTTTCGCTATTTCAGATATAACATTATCGTGTAAATTATAAGTCGTTTTCATTATTTCTCCTTTGTAATGATAATATAGCGATTTTCCTAAATGTGTAAAACTATAATAAAAATACAAACAAAACTAATAATTGTTAACGATTAATGGGAACGGTTAAGCATGACGGGTTGGATAACATTTTTTGAATTATAAAACCTCTGCGACTTTAAAAAAGATAACCTTTCAAAGTCTTGGCGAATTTTATACAGGTGATTTGATTCCTCTTTTCCGAGTACATGTTCCATGCATGTCCTTGTGTCTTGTATCTCACATTGCATTTTAATAAGTGCAAGGTTATGAGAGAAGAACAAAAAATTAGAAACCTTATCCCTCTGTAGTCTATTGCAATCTTTATTAAAAAGTTGCATTGATGGTCCGGCTGGTGTAGTGCAATCAACCATGTACAGGGCACCCGCATTATTATCTCCTAGGTTACCAAAAACATACGAAAATGCAAGCATTTCATACGGATCGGTTCCTATTGTTCGCGATATAGATTGAATAAATTCAATATTTTCCCTCTGCACTTTTGTCAAATTAGAAGGAACTAGTACATGCATTGCGGCCATAATAAAAACTGTTTTTAGTACCATGTATTAACCTCTTAATACCATTATAATTAAGTATTATATATAGCTTTTAAATTCTAATGATTAACATTTAATTGAAGCTGTAAGTTGTTTTAGTAATGTACGTTGCTCAGCAGTTAAGTTTTTTGGTATCGTTGGCTTAATAACAACGCAATGATTTCCTTTACGGCTATCTTGTCCAGCGTTGATTCCATGCGATTTAATTTTAAGAATATCTTCTGGTTGGGTACCCGCAGGAACGTCAACGATAACAGCACCATGAATTGTATCAACAGATATATTTCCACCGAGTATTAGTGTAAAAACAGAACATTCACATTGCGATACTATATCTAAACCTTCTCGTTTAAATCTCTTAGAACCAGCTACGCTCAACAATATAATCAAATCACCGAGTTCACCATGGCTTATTTTTAATTTTGTACCATGCTCAACCCCAGGTGGTATCTTGATGCCAAAGGGAATATTGCGAGAGCTTTCACCAGAACCTCGACATAGGTCACATCGTCTCTTAACGAATTTACCGTTACCGGAACATGTAGGACAGACTAAAGTTACGGATAAAAACCCCTGGTCGTGCTGTACTTTACCGGATCCACTACATACGGTACAATAATCAAATCCAGCATTGGGATCTGCACCGGTGCCAGAGCAGCCTCTACACGGATTAGACAGGCTTACAACCAGGTCCTTATCGCACCCATGAACAGACTCTAAAAAACTTAGCTGCACCCTAAGTTGATGACCACGAGATTGACGGCGATGATTACCACCAAAAAATGTATCAAAAATAGAACCAAAATTATCAAACACAGAATCGAAACCCATAGATGACATTGCGGGATTATCATAGTGCTTTCGCTTGTCGGCGTCACCGAGCGTTTCATATGCCTCTGATATCCGTTTAAATTTCTCCTCTGAGGTAGGATTATCTTTGTTTTTATCTGGGTGGTATTTTTTTGCTAAATTTCTGTATGCCTTCTTTATGTCTGCTTGAGAGGCGTCTTTACTAACACCAAGAACCCTGTAATAATCTATGCTCATGCTGCTCCGTTGCACATTCTATAAAATAATAAAAATAAATAGATTGTGAGTAAATGTATTTAACAACCACACCCCGTATGCTCAGCCATTCGTTGCCATCGCCGCAATAATCTATAGTGACGAGGAAGTTCTCTACAACGTCCACCCCTGCGAGGCGCCCTTATAGCATGTACCCAGGCAGCAACGAATTGTCTAACAGCGGTTCGGTGATGGCAGCGTTGTCGTACTCGAGGAAGTTGTTTGATAATATGCGCAAACCAGACTCGAGCAGATGCCCTGTGGTCTGTTCTTAATATACCATAACCACGTCTCGAATTTGACCACCACGGCCATAACTGTAATATCCCGATGGCTCGGGGGTAACGATGGCCGCGGACTGTTTTAAAATCACCTCGAGCCATCGGATTAAACCCACTCTCAGAACAGGCTGCGGCCAGAATCATACCTCTCAGTTTTTCTGGAATATTATATCGTGTAAAATATTCATCTTCAACTGCTATTAAATCATTCACAACCGTCATATTAATATCTTCATAGCGTTTGTTTGGGCAATTATTAACTGCTACATTGACTATATCATCATACACGTATGACGGTGGAGATACAGATATTAACGTGGCGACCAAGGTAATGATGGCTTCCATAATTCTTCCTTTCTATACAATGATTACAAAAATGCTACTGTGATATCATGCTGCTTCTTCATCAACGATATCAACATCGACAGTACTAGTGTCAGTGGCATTAGGGTCTGGTTGTTGCGAAGCTACTTGCTCGTACATTGCCTTGGTAACATCGTGAACGACAGTTTCCAAAGACTTAAGGGCTGTATCTAATAACTGAATGTCGTCGGTTTCCAACGCCTCTTTGGCTTCAGTTATTATAGGCATTACTTTATCGCTATCGAATGTACCAACGCCCTTTAACTGTTCCAAACTAGATTCAACTTGGTATATCATTGTGCTCAAAGAGTTCTTTGTTTCAACCATTTTTTTTGCCTGAGCATCTTCATCAGCATGTTTTTCTGCGTCCTGAATCATTTGTTGTATTTCTTCATCTGATAAACCACCGGTATTTGTAATAGTAATTGATTGATCCTTTTCGGTGGCTTTATCTATAGCGGATACCTTTAAAATACCATTAGCATCGATATCAAATACAACTTCCACTTGCGGAACACCACGCGGGGCGGGTGGAATACCGTCAAGGTTAAAACGACCTAGTGTCCTGTTATGAGACGCCATGTCTCGTTCACCTTGTAGGACATGTATCTCTACGCTAGGTTGGTTGTTGGCAGCGGTGGAAAAAATCTCCGTCTTTTTAGCTGGTATCGTTGTATTTTTTGTAATTAGTTTAGTAAAAACACCACCCATAGTTTCTATTCCTAAACTTAGGGGTGTTACATCAAGAAGCAACACGTCCTTTACGTCGCCTGCTAAAACGCCACCCTGGACAGCTGCACCCATTGCAACAACTTCATCGGGGTTTACGCCACGGTGCGGGGATTGAGCGAAAAAACTTTCGACATGTTCAAGAACTAACGGAATACGTGTAGATCCTCCGACTAAAACGACTGAATTGATGTCTCCTGGCTTTTTATCTGCATCCTTCAGAGCAGTTTTACATGCATCGAATGTTTTCTTTACGATTGGTCCTATTAATTGATTAAACTTAGACCTCGTAATTTTCATGTTAAAATGTTTTGGACCTGACGAATCTGCAGTAAGAAACGGTAAATTAATATCAGTTTCCACGGTGGAACTTAATTCGATTTTCGATTTCTCTGCTGCTTCTCGAAGTCGTTGAACAACCATGGGATCATCGGTAACATCAATTCCACTCTCTTTTTTAAACCCTTCAATAAAGTAATCTATAAGCTTTTCGTCGATATTATCGCCACCTAGCTGTGTATCACCAGACGTAGATAACACTTCTATAACGCCTTCACCGACCTCTAGGATTGAAATATCAAATGTTCCACCACCAAAGTCGTATACCACTATTAGTTCTTCAGACTTTTTATCAAGCCCATAAGCTAAGGCGGCGGCGGTTGGCTCATTAATAATACGCTTTACATCAAGCCCAGCAACTTTTCCTGCGTCTTTTGTAGCTTGTCGTTGGGAATCATTAAAGTAAGCTGGAACAGTAATAACCGCTTCTGTCACATCTTCTCCCAAGTAATTTTCGGCCGACTGCTTGAGCTTCTGAAGTACCTTTGCACTAATTTCTTGGGGGGCGTATGTTTTATCATCGACAGAAAATTCTACATATCCAGATTTTGATTTCTTAACCGTATATGGAACCTTCTTCACATTACTTTTAACTTCATTAAATCTTGATCCGATAAACCTTTTGGCTGAATACACCGTATTTTTTGCATTTACAACCGCCTGTCTTTTTGCGGATACACCGACGAGAGTTTTATTATCGTCAAATGCGACAATTGATGGTGTGGTTCTAGCACCCTCTTCGTTAACGACAACAACTGGACTACCAGCTTCCATTACTGCAACGCATGAATTCGTTGTCCCTAAATCGATTCCTATAATTTTTGACACAATATTCTCCTTAATTTACTTTCACGTTTGTATTTTGATTGTTATAATATTTTAATTTCTACTGGTTGGGTTTCAGGACGTTGCGGTACTGTAATCGTCAATAATCCATTACTAAATGATGCATTTGCGCTTGTAAGATCTAAATTATTATCGTAGTTTACAAATGTTTTCGTAAATGACCGTTTGGCGATCCTTCTATTGGATACAGCGTCTATACCCGACGTCGAATTAGCAGCGACCGTAATACTTCTTGTGTCTGGTTTAACATCTATCGTTAGGTCATCCCTAGAAAATCCTGCCAGTGCAAATTCCATCACGGTGTTTCCATCATCGTCCCTAAAGATATCTGCAACAGGATAGCCCTGAGTTGATTGTTTTAAGTGACGTGGAAAATCAATAAAAAAATTATCAAAAACGTTATCTAGAACGTTTCGACCGACCAATCCTGGTCGATAAGTGGTAATAGTAGTCATATATTTCTCCTTTAAAAAGCAAGTTAAATACTGAACATTCTAAAAGCAACATTCAATATCAGTCAAAATATAAGCACTTTCTTATAGATGTACACAGTAAAAATGCACTTTTTATAAACTTACGGCCTATAATCCTTCACGCCTTTACCCTTCCATCTTGCATTCCACCCCCTTGTGTCATAATGAACAAAGCTGGTATAAAGACCGACTCCGCCTGTTTTGATCTTTCCTTCTTTAATAAGATTGATAATAACTTCCCTTAATTCTTTTGGGGTCATACCTTTCACACGAAGATCGGCAGCTTTTGCTTTCATATGTTGAGATTTTTTTGCGCCGCCGATTTTTCTATTATATTTTGGTGTTCTGTAACCAGATATAACGTGTATGGGTCGATCAATATGGTCACGAATAACCTGTAAGTTCTTTACCAGCTCTCTTACGCTATCCATTAAGTCGTCAGGAACGTCTGTACCATCCCTGCATCTAAATTCGCTTAATTTAAAGTTCTTAGTCAACTGACTCGTATCTTTTTCTCACATGAAATTGCTCATCTTGCTTCTCCTTCGCCGCAGCCTGATTCTTCTGGGATATAAACCCATTTAAATGTTTGATCCCCGATTCCTGAATGGGATATTTTTCTGTCAATAATAACATGCATAATGTTTGTTGGTATTTTTCTAATCTTTTTTAAGAATCTTTTCGTGTGTCTATACGGTTTATCCCATTTCCTTGTTAGCAATATAAACCTTGTATAATATCGATCAGTTTTTGATTTAAAATATTTCCACGTAATATCCGTCCAGTATCCATACCCAGCATCGGAAAAAATAACTTTTACCAAAGGTTGGGGGGATCTGTCGTAAAGCCAGTCCATACCACCAGACCTAGATATTGACATTAGTGCACTTCCGCCTGCACTGTGACCTATCAATATAAAGTCTCCGAAATTAAATTTACAATGACCATATTCAGCGCACTGATTTCTTCTTACGGGAGATGGGTCAAAAAGTGTAACTATAATTTTCACAACTGAACTTATGAAAGTAGAAAACTGGTGCTTTCCAGTAAACACACGGCCTTGCCTAGATTTTGGAGTCGATGTATGCTTAGACCATGGCATCTCTGGAATCACAATAATAAAATTTTTGTCCTGTTCTTTGAAACTTTTTGTGTGCCTCAAGACTCTTGTACGGAAATCCCTCTCCTTAAATCCTCCTAGACCGTGAAAATAAAGTATCAAATCAATAGGCTTATCAAAGCTTGTATTTTCTGGAACGAAAATAATGGTATCCCTTGCTTTGTTTTTATGTTTAGGATCTTTATAACCATTTCCCATAATTGGTGCGATAAATGTCGCACCCCTAACCGTAGTGTTGTTTTTTGTTAGTTCATAATAAACCGTTTTCCATGTTGAAACCGTTTTATGGTATGAACCGCTCTCTGTTACGAGGATTTCTTTAACGTTTACATTATCCGCTGCGGTGGCTGGACTGTATAAAAGTAAGCATAAAACAAATATATTAACTGTTTTTTTCACCATTTTTAATTTCTATATAAGATTTAACCGTCTCTGGAAATAATTTCTGCGCAATTTCCAAACAAGCTTTTGCGACCTGCTGTATTTCCCATTGTGCTCCTTCGTGACTACGGAGATCTATAAATTTAAGCAAGTTATTTAGATTGCATGTTCCGTAATACTCCGTATAAAGATTTTGAGGTAGCGCACCTCTTGCCTGTTCTCTACAAACACCCAGCTCCAAAAGTTTTTCATAAACGTAAAGAGAAGCGTCGTGGTGTTGCTGTAGAAATTCAGAGGCACGGATCGGAGCTTTTGCTACCTCTAGCTCAGGGTCGAACCATTCATCGATACTGGCTTGACGATTAGATTCACTTTGCTTCCTAAACTTTATGGGTTTATAAAATTCTAAATTAAAATTTGTATAACGTCTGCTAATCTCATTGTACGACCAGGTTCTATGACGATGGTGCTGCGATCTTATGAACAACGGAACCTTAAACCTAAATGTTACTGCACAGTGCTCTAGTGTGGATGTATGTCTATGATTTATTAAATAGCGAATAAGTCGTTTATCAGCGTCCGAGAGACTTGATACGTGCTTACCAAAACTGACACGAGCACTATTAACAACTGTAACGTCAGAACCCATATGGGAAACATACTCAACAAAACCAATGTTGTCTGAATATATGTCAATTTTTTTCTCCAGCTTTTCCATTTTTATTCTATTTTAATATACCCTACGAATCACTCTTCTCTTTAGTCTACCATTTTTGTAATGTCGGTGTACCGTTACACGACGTGGGCGGTGCTTAACACGTACAACATGCAAGCCCATACGATTACCTCGTCGATGGTTATAGACGTGATGGGAATGTGGCTGATAACAAGAAGTTGTATGGCAGTGATGCGGTCTATGAACTACCCTCTCATATCCTAGGTGGGCATGGCAGCCCGACATAAAAAATATGGAGCCACAAAATAAAATAAAAATAACGCTCTTTTTCATAATCATTCGTCCTCTTCATCGGTGTCTTCCGGCTCTGGCCTTATTTGAATAGGGACACTCGGCCAATTCCTGCACCGTGCTCTGTTAGTTACAACAACGGTAAAGTCTTCCAAACACATTGTTGTACAAACGCATGTTGCCCACCTTTCTATAAAAGATTCACCACAGTCTATGTATCTTACGTCGCCTTGATAGTCAGCACCGGCACCACAAATTGGCTCTTTACACGTTGTTTCACAAAGAGTAAGTTTTTTTTGTAATTGTTTGTTCTGTTCAACTAAAAGGTCTACACTCTCTTTTAACTGTAAACCTTCTTTTTTATGTTGTAAATAAAGTGTGATAGTGATAGAAATGATAGCAAAAACTACAACTGCTATGACCCTATTATTCACGCTATATACATCAAATCATCCGTATGAACGATATAATCCTCAAGGCTGTTTATAAAACGAACGGTTGCTGAATTGTTCTTAAACTTTAATACGATGCCATATTGACCAAAAAGATCGTTGTCGTAAAATGGGGCGTAGTATTTTATAGACTCCCGTGAAATCTGATTAAATATTGCTTGCTCTGATAACGTTCTTACCATATCGCCGGGATTATACTGTACCATTTTATGAACACTTACTCCATCCACACTTTAAACAAGAAACACAGCCGTCCATATACACAAGCTCCTCCTCACCGCAAGAAGAACACATCTTATCAGAACACACAGCTTCTCCGTCTATAATATAACTTTTAAGTATTCTAGCGATACACTTAGCAAAACTAAACATATCACTGTCTCTATCTTTCTGTAGCTGTTCAACAAGAAAGCTGGGTTTGGCTCCGTGGCGTAACGCTAAAGAGATTAGGCGTGTAAACGCTGAATTATTGGGGTTATCAAATACTTTAACAACGTCCTTGATTACGATTGTATCTCCGTTATATCCGAAGGATAGATCATAACGATTATTTTTGGTTTTAAACTGGTGTTTCGTTAAGCGACCCTTGACGTATTTTTTCGGTATCTCTATCAGGTTTGCCTCGCCACCCAAGACTTCATATGGTTTTTCGCCCATCAAACCAACGAGAATGATCCATTTTTCTCCCTTTATGGTGGTATGATGAATATCACACTTTAAATCCTGAGGGCGCGTAGGAGAAGTTGTTTGAGGAAAGCTTTCCTTTTTCCTCTCTGTTACTAGTACGCCTGTTCTTGAACCATCAACGTAGATCGTAACACCTTTTAACCCCAGCTTCCATCCCAACATATAAAGCTCTCCAACAACACTGGGTTCCGTACCGGCAGGAAGATTAATCGTTGAACTTATGGCATGATCAATGTGCTTCTGAATCGTCGCCTGGATTTCTACTCTTCGCTTCCAGTCTATCTGATCGCTTGTAATAAAAAAATCAGGAAGCTGAACATTACCATGGATATCAATCCAGTCTTGCACGTTGTGGTGATGAACAGTATACTCTACCCAACCGTCGCCAAGGTCATCAATAAAATCAGGTACTACACCCGTTTCATTGTGATTTAACTTACGTCGACGAATGTAGCTGTTTCTAAATACCGGCTCAAGACCTGAGCTTGTCTGTGACATTATCGACACAGATCCTGTTGGAGCGTTTGTCAAGATGGAGATATTTCTTCTTCCGTATACCTTCATCATATCACGTAATTTCTTGGGAAGACTATTAATAAAATTATTGTCTTTCTCCTTGCTCCAATCAAAACACTCAAATGTCCCTCGCTCTCTGGCGAGTGCAACACTTTCTTCATACGCACTAATCTTTAGAGTCTCGTATATCCTATCAATAACTTCCATCGCCGCATCTGAATCATATGCTAATTGCATGCACGCCAGGGTATCGGCGAGACCGTGAGTTCCCAGGCCGGTTCTGCGACCTTTTTTTGCTGCTACGAATAAATTCTTCCATAATGCTTGTTCATCTCGTGTGTCCGTTATCCTACAGATGCTTTCAAGTTTTTCAAGCTCAAGCTCAACAAGATCATCAGATAGTCTCATGGCTTTTTTAACAACGCTTTCGAACAACTGGAAATCAAAAGATGCCGTAGATTGGAAACGATCGTTAACAAAATTTTTAAGATTAATTGATATTAAACGACAACTATCATACGCTGACAACGGAATCTCGGCGCAGGGATTTGTTGAAACGGTTTTGAATCCGTCATCGATATAGCACTCAGCTGGTAAATTTTGAATTACATTATCCCACATTAAAATACCAGGTTCCGCCGTTTTTGTGGCTGAATCGACAATCAACGACCAAAGTTCATTTGCGTCGATGACTTTTATAAACGTCGCTTCTGATTCATCAGCATCAACTGGAAACTTTAAAGTAAATGATTGCTTATTTTCAACCGCAGACATGAAACTATCATTTATTTTTACAGATACATTTGCACCTGTGACTTTCGTTAAGTCATTCTTCATCGTAACGAATCTTTCTATGTCTGGATGACGAATATCCATCGTTATCATAAGAGCGCCTCGGCGGCCGTTTTGACCTATCATGCGACACACGTAGGAATAAAAATCTGCGAATGACCAGGCTCCTGTTGTTGTACCAGCAGAATTGCTAACAGGAGTATTGTCTGGTCGTAACGTTGAAATGTCCAGTCCGACACCACAGCGTCGTTTAAAAAGATTTGCAAGGTGTTTACCAGTATTCACAATCGAAGAAATATTATCATCAGGAGATTCAACAACGACACAATTCGATAATGATACATTTACATAGTCATTACCTATTCCCATCATCGGAGAGCCTTGGGGAACTACATATTTAAATTCTTTTAATAGATTAAAGATCTCTTCGTACTGTAAAGAGGAAGAACTATTGAAGTTACTGTCAAATTTTTTCTCTATTCTGGCAAACTCTTTGGCGAGTCGTTGATGCATTTCATGTGGGGTTTGCTCTACATATTCACCCGTTTTTTGTTTTAACGCATACTTGGTCACAAATACATTCGCTGCCAAGTCATCACCATTAAAATATTTTATTGATTCATCATTAACTTGTTCCATTGTATAGACCATATTAAGCTCCTAGCGTACTTAAAAATTATGTTGCTTATCCAGCTTTTTCCTCAACTATACGAAGCAAATTTAAGTCTTTGTCTTTTCCCACTTGTTCCCACTTCGCTTTAAGTACTTGTTTTAAATCTTCATTTTGGCGGTTGCTTGATTCCTGTAGTGTCATTTCAGTATCTGTAACAAAAAATTTTGATTTCGATGTATCAATCCGCATATTAAAAACCAGACCGTCTCTTCCCGCTCGATTTTTTGCAATAAACAGACGAGCTGTACCAGATGCCTTTTCTACTGGTTTCCTGGATAAAGATAGAACGACGTCGGCGACCATGGCTTTTGCGTAAGCTTCACTCATATTCTCCAGACCCACAATATCAGCAGATGATGCAGTTCTATTAGCCTGGGATGCACTCCAGATGGGGACATCAAGCTCCATCGCGAGATTACGGAGCTCTTCATAAATTAACTTCAGCTCGTGACGAAGAGAATCGTATCGTCTCGTTGATCGCATAATATCTGCGTAGTCTATGATTATTACATCTGGTATAAATCCTTTCAATAACAACTTATCTATATGACCCTTTATCGTCATAATCGTGGCAGAGTTTGTGGGATATTCCTTTATAAACAATCTACCAAGCTGCATATTCTCATATTTTGCTTTTACAATATTTTTTGAATCAACAACGTCTGTACTGGAAATATCGCACAGGTTTGAATCGTATCTAATGCCCACAGACATCTCTGATAACTCAAAAGTATAATGCAACACATTTTTACCCATTTTTAATGCATGGGCGCCCAAAGCAACCAGGAAATGACTCTTTCCGACACCCGTCGGTGCAGTAATTATACCAATTTCACCGCGGCCTAAGCCACCGTTCAAAATGCTTCTATCATCTAATTTTCCTATCCCCGTAGGCACGGAATTCCTATTAATCTTAAGAAATCTAGCATCTATATCTTCCATGAAATCATGGCCCACCGATGCCACAGTACCCACCGTAAGAGCTTCTTTTATAACGCCTAATACATTATCCAACTTGTCGGTTGCGATAAGCTCTACGGCATTTTCTAGGGCATCCTTCAACGCTTGCTTCCTACAAAAGTCTAGACTTTTATCCTTAACATAATCTAAATCCCCCATATCGGGGTTTGTTTTAATTCTTGTCAGGTACTCAACTATTTGATCTCTTAATATAATATCATTTCCATCTCTTAAAGAATCACGAACAATTGTAACAAGTAATTGCATAGTAGGAAATGTATGGTATTTCTGATAATAAGAAAAATATTTCTCTGCAAGAAACTGAATATATTTTAGTTCAAAGAATTCTTTCCTTGCTACTTCTTGCATCTGGGCGGCCCACTTTTTATCGCATAAAAGAGCCTGCATAATTTTTTCTTGAAATGACTTTCCATATTCGGCGAATGTTGCTAACTCACTCATGAATCTATCTGTTCTCCATGTGTATCATACTATAGAATAAAGAATCGACATTAACGTTTTGTATACCCAAGCTTATTAATTCTCGGATTACACCTACTTTATTTTTTACGACGCTTGATTCATCCAAAACATAATCAATCTTTTTTATTTGTTCAGCCGAAAGAGGTTCTGTGTCTAAATACATCAAGCGCCAATTTCGTTTGATGATATCAATATTATCACAAACTTTTTTGTACAGCAGAATTTTACTTTTTTGACGCATGTCGGTAGCATGCGCAACCATCTCATCAATAGTTACGTCTCTATTTTCCACCAACATTGGAAATCGTTTCACTACAGTTTTAGGACCGGCTCCCTTTATCCCCGAAATATTATCGCTTGCATCACCACAAAATGTACGCAAAAGGCATACATTTCTGGGGGGTACTCCCATTTCTTTCTCCACGGCGGATTCTCCAATGATTATTTTACGATTTGGAGAAAACATCGAAACGTTATCACATACCAACTGATAAAAATCCCTGTCACTGCTTGCGATTACGCATTCATCACGCTGTAATCGATACTTTGTTAAGTAGGCTATCACATCATCTGCTTCACAGTTTGTAATGTATACTTGCCTAACGGGTAAAAGTTTTAGCACGTTTATCAACGATTGGATTTGCCATGATCTGTTTTCCATTGTATCTGGGATTTCATCGTAATACCTGTTGGGCTTTGGAGGTTTTCTACCTTTTTTATAATCTGGATAAATAGACCTACGGTAATTTGACCCCTGACTTTCCCATACTACTATTATTCTGTCTGGACAAAACTTACCTACAAGTGATCTTAGTTGATTTAAAAACCCGGTTACCCCGCCACACAAATCACCGTTAGTTGTCATTGATGGATTGGCAATATAGTTTCTGATAAAAAGATTTAATGCATCAATAATGACATATTTCATCCACCTAACTCTTGCGTAGCTTCATTAATACTGTCACTCAGCGATCTAACATCTTCATACGATTCAGGATCTATATCTGGCTCGGAAGCAAATTTCTTGATCATCATATCATCTATCAGTAGATTAATATAATTCGCATTGTTTGCATCATCTAAAATTGTATCGAAATCTGCTTTATAAAATTTCTTTTCTATAATAAGTTCGCCGGTTGTACTATCAACTACGGTAAATTTTTTCCATGCACCAGTACCTGAAACCTCTATAAGTTTGCCTGTTTGTTCTATTTCACCATGTTTTCTAAGCATGTCGAAAAGCTGTTCGTGTTCTTTGATTCCAACACCAAAGTGAATTTCAAAATCAACCTTTCTAAATGGTGGTGCAACTTTATTTTTGATCGTCTTGGCCCACACATTAATTCCGATAACATCACCGTCTTTGTTTTTAATAGGTTGCCCGGCCCCTAGTTTTAGTCTAACTGATGAATGAAAGGGGATTGCCTTACCACCCGGAGTTGTATCTGGATCCCCAAACATCACACCAATTTTAGTACGAACTTGATTTAATATAAGAAAAAGTGTATTGGTATCACCGATAACCTGCGTAATTTTTCTCATACCCTTTGAAATAGCTCGAGCTTGTAAGCCTATACTATCCTTGTCATAGTCCCCTAATAATTCAGCCTTCGGAGATGACGCGGCCACGCTATCCCATATTATCGTAATAGGAACATCCTTATTTAAAGCCTTTGCTTTTAAAATTGTTGACTGGGCAAATTTAAACACGTCCTCTGTACATGACGTCTCTATAAAAACAAACCTACTGCTAATATCAATCCCTAAAGCCTCTAAGTTTTCTACGCTTGTTGCATTTTCAGTATCGATATAAACAACAATACCACCCATCAACTGGGTCGATCTTGCAACCTGAATAGCTAAATGGGACTTTCCTATGCTAGGAGGACCAAAAATTTCTACGATTCTTCCCTCTGGAAGTCCACCGTGACTTCTATTGGACACAATGTAGTCTATTAATTTAGATCCTGTCGATATCCAGCGCTTTACATGCGTTGGCGAAGTATCTGTCGCAAGATTATACGCTATACGACTTCCGTGCTCTTTATTCAGGGCTGTAATTAAGTCAGAGGCAAAACAATCTGCTTTGACTTTACCTTCGCTATTTTTCATTTGTTGTCCGTTAACTTAACAAATCAGAAAAAGCCGAGTCAAGATCATCGTATGTCTTACCAGAAGTATTACCTTCTTCACTCGTGGGTTGTTTTAATGCCTGCGTGTGTTCGGTGCCGTCATTATCAGATGCACCATTCAACCAGTCGTTTACGATTTTTTCAATTTCGTCATACGACTTTAATTTATAGATGTCATTAAGGTCTGGAACACCATCTATGTATTCCTTAATGGTATCTGGAGTTGATGCCAGCTGAGTTGCCTTGGGCTTTGGCATGACTTCCGTGGTTGGAAATGATCTATTCGGTAACTTTTGCATTGTTACAGTTAAATCATGGCCTTCGAGGGGGTCTGAAATGTCACCGTAATCTGCATCGAGCAGAATATTTAACAAGCTTTGATACACCATTTTACCAAAGCCCCACCATCGTACACCCTTATCTTCTTCTCCACGTACAATTACACCTGCGTATGCTCGCATTTTAGGGTATAGCTTCTTAGCCGTTTCACGTGCAGTTGGAGTACCTTCCTCATGCAGTTTATTAATTAATTCCTGCACGGGGTCCGGTTTTCCAAACTGGTGGGGGGCTAAAATACCTGGATTATTTCCAATATTATAATAGAAATATCGTTCCTCGAAAGGTGTTCCATTAGCCGTGTTCAGTGGTAAAAGGCGAACGACGCTCTTACCAAGTGGGGGTTTCCAAAGGGAACTCGCTGAACGAGCTTTTCCCGATAGTTGATTTAATTTATTTTTAATTGCGTTAAGATCTAGTGCCATTTTTCGGTCTCCTATTTAAAAGGTCATACAAATTTAACCCCTAAAATGAAGACTGTATAAGCTAGATCTCATATACTGGCTTTGCGCCACCGAAAAACTTTGCCTGTGTTCTATAAAACTCTGGTGTTCTTGCTCGACCCATACCAAGGGGTAGCGAATATCCAGCGACGCTTCCCGCGACCGATTGCTCATCAACATCATCAAAGCTAGATTTTTTACTTGCTTTTTTCTTTTTCTTCTTTTTCTTTGATGATGCCTCAAGTTTAATGCTTGCCCTTACATAGTCTCGTAATGTGTGGGTATCAACACTTTCGTTTAAACCGTTTAACGACATAGCTTTATCATATGAATCTATCCTAATATTCGATAATAGTTTAAGGTAACCATTACGACGTAAAACTTTGAATGCCAGGTTTTCCACAGAGTATTCTCCCCCTGCCTCCAAACCAGCTTTACGCATGCTACGTATACGATCTCTTAATTTCTCAGCCTGTTTATTAACATGCAGGTATCTTTTTTTATCATACGCCGACTTCAGTCTATCGATTCTTAACATAGTATCGATAGCTTTTTTCCTTATGCCCGTTTTATCGATAACAGGCTGATCACTTGACGGACTGTTTAACCACTTATCACGCTTAACGGAATACACCCCCGTACTGTGGTGGGGCTCTGACATATCTTGCACATAGATTTCTACAGGATGATTCTTAATTAAAATACCGTGTGTCTGATTCCAATTCGAGCTTACCGCCTGAAAATAGGTTCTAAGAAGTTCTTTATCAATATCAATATCGTTAAAATCAATTAGAACGTGAAGATCAACATCACTATGGCTTGACCAGTTATAGTTTGCCAATGAGCCTGTTAGGGTAATATCGCGAACTTTACTTGCTGGAATTTCCAGCTTGGCTATAAAATCACCGACTATCTTCATTAGGCGTGCCCTAATAGAACTGTGCAATTCCTGCTTAGCTGTCCATATATCGGAATGTAGTTCATCATGGAATCTCATACCGCTAATCGTTATATCGGAATCTTCCTCCGTCTCAGAAAGCTCTCCGAAAAGATCGGGGGCTAGTAAATGAGGATTTTTTAGAAAGCGGTTCGTTAACTTTTTATCCAGGACCTTCGCAGCTATTTTCATATCATCTGATACGACTTGCGACATTCGCCTAGAACCGTGGGAACCAACATTCGAAAATAAACTAGGAAACCCACCAATTCCCTGGTACTTAATCTTGTCCCCAAAGCTAACGGCTATATTTTTTGAAAACGGGGATCGGTTAGGGGCGTTATTCATGATACTAAATATCACATAAGAAAGGTATTTACCCCGTCAACTACCCTTCTCCTGTTGACAAGCCATTCTATCAGCGTGATGGACTAGGACGGCTAGCGTTGGCTCCTTCATCCTATAGGGTTTATTATCGTCGATGTACATACCGTCGTTTAAAAGAATGGACAAAAACTCATCCTCTGTTAAGTAAACACCGAAATGTTGAAAAAGAAACAATGCCCTGTGCGAAGTTGTCATATACTGCATAGACCTATTATGGGTATACATCATACCACGATCCCTATGCCAGTCACTCTGCTGATCAAGATAAAGATCCTCATCTACGGAACCAATCTTACCCCAGTCATGAAACAAGCCTGCTATTATCATAGACTCCTTAGAAATCTTATCTTCGAAACCGTATGCTTTTACAAGTTTATTTAAGTTTGATAGAACACGAAGACTGTGGTCTATTAACCCACCTGGATGCGAGTTATGATATTCTGTACGAGAAGAGGCGGGTGTCAATGCGGCTCTCTGCTCAAAATGGTCGAGCATTTTATTTACACCGTCCGTCCTATCTCCAAGCCTATTACAAAGTTGTCTAAACCTATTCCAGTTTCCCTCTATTTTTTTTGCTTCATCATCCATGTTTTATCTCCACATAAAATTCGTTCTTAAACCCTGGTATACTACACAATTCATGACGGTACTTGCTCACATCAAAATCCGGAGCACAATCAAGAACGATACAATCATGAATCACAAATAATGGTATACACTGCTCGCTATATTGTTCAAGAGAACTAAACATTGAAGCGAACCCTAGCAGCGCTGCATCAGCAGCCGTAGATTGAACATAGTGATTGTATAAAATTGCAGGTGATTTTTTATCTGCAAAAATTGGTCGTCCAAAATAGTTTCTCATGCATCCATCTACGACGGCATCTGTAACCTTTTTTACAATTCTCTTAACACAAAAAAGTTCCTTTAAGCTAGATGATAACTTATACGCGTTTGACTTTGGTAAACCCGTTAGTTCCGACACCTTTTTTGTTCCAGCACCATACAATATGGAAAGCACAGCACGCTTAATAATATCTCGCGATAGTCCGAGATTAAGATCTTGTTCAATTTGCGTGTATATATCACGCTCCGGAGTGCCGCCCGCTACCGCTAAAGCGATCCGCGGCTCTAATGAAACATAGTCGATAAATACAATTTTGCCGGACGGGAAGCGGCTCTTTATAATACCCCTTGCCGTTTTTGGTAGTGTCAGAATCCTTGGACCGGATGCGACAGTAAGTCGACCGGTCGCAGTCTTAAAACGATCATAGCATACTCTCTCGGCAAAACCAGAGGCATTGGCCTCAAAGGAATCTAACGTGGACGTATCGCCGTGTGTGGAACGGCATAGTCTATTTAACTTTGGCACGTCGATTGATGCGTGTCCGAGGGAATCCAGAAGTGTCTGTTGGGCTCGAAAAGTATTTACCACATAGTTCCATGTTTGCCCACTTAGAATGTCATCAGCAGTGGTTAGAAGAGACGATACGTATTCACGGAACCTACCCGTAGGAAGTAACTTACTCCAGCGGGGGGAATCGGGATCGATGCCGATGCAGGATACAACACTGCGGTACGCTTCTGGAACGGTCGGTCGATCCAGGCGTTGGAGTCGGAGGGCGGTATCTAGATCTCCGTTCGAGCCGTTAAAACTGGGCTGGGTCTCCACGTCTGTCCATCTAAATTCCCTTGGTTCGGTTTTTACCCGCAGGTGGGAATGGGTACCAAGTAACTCCTTTGATAAAACAAAATCCATGCATTATTATACATCACGGCAAGGTGGGTTGTACAGAGTTAAATCCAACTATGATGAAGGGGATTGTTTGGCAGAAACGGCAGCGATGCCCTGTTGGACTGTCGCCTGCATCGATGCAAACGTTCCATATGAGTAGATAGACATTGCTGTAAAGTTTGATGTAAAGCTGCCGGGGGCAAAAGTATGGCTTAGCTTTGAAATCATGTATATGTTATCTGCATTTGTTCCAGTGTCAAAATCTATATAAAGCTGTTGCCCGAAGCTTAAAAAAGGACAACCGAGTATGGAGAAACTTACCTGCGTTGGTAGTATTTCCTGCGGCATGTTTCCCGTCGTGCCGCCGGTTGGACTGCCGGCACCAGCCGGGGTGGAAGAAAGACGAGCAGAAAGCAAACCAGAGTGTGTAAGACTACTAAGACCAGCAGCCTTTATGACTGAGGCGGATGTTCCATACCTGATGGCTGGAGCCAGCTTTGGCATTACTTCCGCCACCTTGCTCGATATCGGATGGAGGGAGACTGTAGCATTTCCAGCCAGTACCGCCGCGATCTGGGCGGCGGCGTCGCCTGCGGCGGATGTCGAAATCAATCCTTTGCTTAAGAGTTGCTGCAGCTGCGCACCGAAAAGGGTGCCGTCAAATTCGCCGAAGTCAGTGCGATTGAAAGACTGTGCTGCGCCCACATCACCAAGAAGAAGAGCCTTGGCTGCCGTGTAGGGAGTGGAATTCATATCAAAGATGTGTATTCGAACAATGTTCATATCCCCAGTCAATGATGCTGGTTCCCCATCGTCCGCCATTGTCGATGTGGTGGACATGTATATCGTGACATGGGGTCGTTGAAATGTTCCGCCGTAGGTATTGGCGCTGCGGCCTTTTGATCGGACCTGTCGAGGACCGCTGCCGCCCTTCGCGCCGACAAGATCGACGTTGCTTAATCCGTACGCCGGTGAGTCGTCCTTCTTTACAAAATCCGACTGAATTATATTAAACATCGCCTGTAGGGGTAGGTTTGCCCTCCGGTTATCTTGAAAATACTTTGTTAAGCGCGCATAGAGGGGAGCTTTCTTTATTGGAAACGACGCAACAGAGCGGCTTCGCATCCTGGCGGCATTGGCGTTGAACGGATAGTATATGAACTGAAACTCTTTAATACTACCCCCACCAAAGGCCAGGATTGACTGTCCGTGGAGCGTTGCAACCAGTTTTCCAAGGGAAATCCACTGCTTCGTTGAGAAATTCCCCTCGTTCGGGAGCCATGGATCCTTTCCTGTGGCGAAGGCCTTGTCCAGCTTGGATTTTGTGGCACCAAGTCGTTGTCGGCCAGTATCATTGTTTTTGTTCGTAAGGGCCCTAGCCAGTTCTTCGAGCTTTGACTTTATGCTCGATATACCTGCAGCTAAACATGCTTCGATTTGCGCCTTGACCTCGTTGGTATATGTTCTATCATTGAGACCCTCCATAACAAAAGCTGGAAGGACTTGTCCACGTTGGGCGAGGGCACCGGTGGACTGGTTTTGCTGGACCAGCGTTGCAATGTGTTCCCTTAAGGCCCGGATGTTCTGTCCTTCCGAAAGGGAGCCATGGGTCGAGCCTGTATCAAGAAACTCAAAGTGTTGGGATCCCTCCGTTGCTATCGATATGTTTATGTCGAAACCACCCGTTTGGGAAAGGACATAGCTTGTATTGTATACCCTATACACCTCGGTCGTTCGCATTTGGTTTAACACCCGAGCAAAAATGTTTCCAGCTGGATTTGGAACCCGATACCCCGACGTAATTACAAGATACGTGCTACCCATAAACCTGGGAGATACCAACTCAGACAGCTCGTCCAATCGACTACGATCATGGAGGCGGAGCTGGAGGTTACCGTTCTTGTAGTATTGAAGACCACCGGCCGAGGTGACATTAAGTGATAGCGATTTTATCGATGCCAGGGGTTGGAATGGGTCGATTATCTTTGATCGACGACCTGCGGCGACGCCAGATAACCTAGAGCGACTGTCTGTTGACACAAGCGTCTGGGGTGATAGAAATATCTCACTTCCCGCTACGCCAAAACCCTTTAGGTGGCCGGCATTGCCCTGGTTAGACTCAGTGAACCTCTTTGGTTGGGCCTTTACGATTGAGGATGTTTCGTCTACATTCTTTGCACCCTCTAGATAAAAATACAGGCTACCCTTCGGAATTGACGGTTTGACCGTCCCACCGGCTTTAGCATACAGGTCTCCGCTTCTGTCGGTAATGACATCGATCCGTAGGTAGGGAGTTGCCATGCTGAGCACTGTCGATGGCATCGCATTAAAAAACAACTCGACAATCCTAGTGTTAAACGTCGCTGGAGAAACGACAGTAGAGTTTATACAGACATTTGTAATCTTTGCCCCGCTCGATGCTGCGTACGTGAGACCGGTTATCTGCTTAAAGCTATGAGCGGTTTTGTCCTTGACCTTAAGACCACTTGCCACGTGGCCGGGCTTATCGTGCATGTAGACTGATACCATGTTTTTTAGGGTTGCGGATGCTGGACCCTTGAGTGCTGCTAAAAGTTTTTCTCCGGATATGCCGCCAGAGGCACCCTCGATGAGACCTGCGATGACCCTGCGATCAGCCTTATTGTTTCTAGACATTAGACCGCCGAGGCTCTGTCCGTTGCTAGCACCACTGTCACTTTTATTGGAGCCAATGGAGAGCAGGCCCATGAACGTTGCAAGCTCCTCTATAAGTTCATGTACCTTCTCAGTGGTTGGTTGCTCGTCTTGTACAGGAGCTGACGTGGCTGATGTTGGCGGCGTTGACACTTAATTCTCCCTATCCGATGATATCCGTTATGCTTGATAGGTCTGTCGGTATGAGTAGCTGTGTACCACCCTGGATCTGTAGCCCCCACCCAATATTTGATGTAGCGGCAATGATCCACCATAGTTTACTATCTCCCCAGATTCGACCTGCAACGATGTCCAATCGATCAGTCGTTACAGCCGTGTACCCATAGACAATTATCGAACCGTTTGATACACCTTCACGGATGGCGCGAACATATTCTGGCGTCGCATACAGCGCATCACCCTGCTCATTCCTTAGTATTCCCGTCCTATCGTATCTATTGATTGTGGCCACTTTTTATCGCTATCCCCCTAGGAAGTCGTATTGTTCTTTGTTGTGTTGGTGCTATTGACCTGATCGCCTGTCCACTTCTGTATATCCTTGACCCTGGCCTCACCGTGGTCGCCGTTATTCATGTGGGCATCGCCGCCGATAAGACCCATCGACGCCTCGCCGACACCGTAGACCGGAGAACGATTAACGCCCATCGAATCCAGACCGGGAACGATATCGTGAACGACCTGAAAGTCCATACTGATTCGACACGCATTCGGGGCCCTACGACCGATGATACCCTTTGCATCACCGACATTCCACATAAAATTATCCATCCAGTTAAAGTTCATATTTGTACACACACCCGCGAGGCCACGGCCGGGAGAGCCCTCGGAGAAGCTTCTGATTATCGGATTCGCCGTAGAGGTGGAAGTGCCCGCTTCGGTGGTGGCGGCGAAGAGCTTCTGGGGATTATTGGATATGTCAGCCGCCGCATCAAGAGCGGCCTTTAGTGCAGCGG